ACCACTTTTCAAAATACCAATTATGGTGTTTTTGGTTATTTTTGGTCGTACAAAATTGAATCGTTAAAATACCTGAATTATATTGACATCTTCACGAAGATATTATATAATATAATTATAACATATATCTATATTGAATCATCTATTGAAAGGTAGGTCAAAAGTTATGGAAGTCAATAAGCAGTATTCTGATGTAAAGAAACGCACTATTGAATTATATGATTCGCTACCTCAGGATGAAGAAGAACGCAAAAGCAGATTAGACATAAGAGATGAAGTTATCAAACTCAATTATTCATTTTTTGGATATGTTGCTTCTCGTACATATATCAATAATCCATCTATTGAGTATGAGGATAAACTTCAATCAGCATTATGTAACTTCTGTAAGTGTTGGTGGTGGTACAGATGGTCTAAGAAGTACCGCACTGATCTGTCGTTTTCAAGCTTCTTCACTTTGAGATTAGGTGAAATGATTGAACGAGAATTGAATACAGTTAAATACTCATTACGTCGTTCATTATGTATGAAAGTTGGGGAACAGCTTGGAAAGCATTGGGGACAAGTTAAGTATGAAGATCTAGCACATGTTAAATTACCTGCAGATGTAATGAATAGTCTCAAAGCTATGTTTGGTGCTGTTTACTGGGCAGACCTTGCTGATCATGAAATGTATATAGAAGCACCTGATACACAGCATACTGACATATCTAGATACTTGACAGATAATTATAACAGTGTAGAAGAGTTACTTATACATGAGATGGTATCAAACGAATCAAAATTATCTGATGGAGATTTGCGAGAATTATCAGACCTATACTCTATTGATTATTGGACGCTTAAATCAGCGTTGCCTAGGGCTATGAATATGTTACATGACAGATTAGTTAAAGGTCAAATGGATTATTGATATAAAAAAAATATGCCCTACCATATTCGGCAGGGCATTTGTATTAGATAGGCTTTATGTTAGGTATTTAAGCAATCAGCTTACCAGACATATTGAGGAACTTAGATACCTTACTTGATGCCGATTCGGAACCCGAACCTGGCAAGAGCTTCATTCTAGATTCAAGATCAAGACCATTGTCAGAATTCTTGAAATAATGCTGAGTGAAGTCTGTCAGTGCATTGAATACCTGATAATGTGTACCACGGTAATTTGCGAGGTTATCTGCACCCATACATTTTGTTAAGAATGTTTCTCGCATCATTGCAGTACGTTCATTTGCACGAGTATGTGTAGACTCACCTTCCACTTTGATATAAGGGAACAGTTCGTCAAGAATTTTCTCAACAGTTTCCCTTGTTACCTTACGACTGAGCAACTCTTCAGATCTCTCAATGAGTGCCTTTTTGCTCTTCTTAGAAGCTTCCAAGATATGCGATGCAAGTGATGAATTGATAGCATCATCATGACTGCATTTGATTCTGTATTTCAACAGATTGTCACTGAGAGCAGCAGATAATGTATTCTGGCATACAACTCTAACCGGTGTGTTGAGGACTGTAATCTTTCCGTCAGCTTTGAGATGATCGTTAAACACTACCAGATAATGTTCGATTTCATCATCCAGAACCTTATACTTTTCATTGATTTTGAAACAGCCAAATACTCTTTCTCCGAAACCAAGACTTGCAGCAGTTTCAACAGATACGTCAGAACCAATTAGATTATCAAATGCAGAAAATGCATCGACATTCTGAACAAGTACTGGATACTGTTTGTTTACTACTCCAAGTACGAAATCTGCATCTTCGCGATAAATTGCATGGTAGTTCTGAACCTTGTCATGATGTGCAGTAAACATTGGATCAGCAGCAACTGTCCAGTCAAGATGTGCACCGCGAATCACCTCTTCAGCAGTTGTAGGTGCAGATGCATACCTAGTACCAAGTCCGTGCCATGGTGTTTCACCAACATACAGCAGTGTATCAATATTTGCGCTCATGATAATTACCTCCTGATTGTTCAAATAGAATTTTGATGTAGATATTTACTACACGTTATATAACGATTCAACTTTTTGAGAGTTGTGTTTACATGTGTTTGATTCTCAATTTTCGGATAACATCCTCTTCTGTTACTTTACATTCTGATATATCAGGCAGTTGAAATTGATAATCTAGCAATACATCTTCAAAAATGCCTCTAAGACCTCTTGCACCTATATTCTTGTCTTTAGCGTATTTTGCAATTTGTTGAAGTGCTTTTTCTTCAAATTCAAGATCGCAATTATCTAATGCAAATAACTTCTTGTATTGATTTAGAATAGAATTCTTAGGACCATCAATGATGTTATAGATGTCTTCATATGTTAGCGGATTGAGTTTAGCTACAATTGGTAATCGTCCAAGTAACTCAGGCATCATACCAAATTTAACAAGATCATACGTATCTACATAGCTTTTGTTACTTAGACCTTCAAATGCACCTGAACAAATGAACAATATGTTTGACGTATCCATAGGAATATATCCTACACCATCAGGTCTTTTACGTCCACCTTCTGCTGGTACGTTTACAATAGATCCTTCAATCATCTTCAATAGAGCTTGCTGAACACCTTCTCCACTTACATCCCTTGTAATAGAAGAAGATTCACCTTTACGTCCAATTTTGTCGATTTCATCAATAAACAGTATACCTCGTTCAGCTAATTTGACATTGCCATTTGCGGCCTGTAGCAGGCGTAGCAAGCAATTTTCAACATCCTCGCCTACATAGCCGGCCTGTGTTAAACTCGTGGCATCTGCAATTGCGATTGGTAAGCTCATAACCTTTGCAAGCGTCTTAGCAATTAAGGTTTTACCTGTACCGGTCGGTCCTATCATAATGATATTAGACTTTTCAATTTCAGCATCCGGATTAGAACATCTCTTGTAATGAGCATAGATTGCAGTACTCAGAATTTTCTTAGCACTATCTTGACCAATTACATCTTCACTGAGCTTTTCAAATATCTGCTTTGGTGTTCTCATATCAACCCTCCTTATCAATCAAATTCGTCATCTACATAGTTGTCTACATCTTCTTCAGATGGAACTTCACCCTCGTTATAGATACTCCTGCGAAATGCTTTTTCTTTCCTACCCCTACGCTCAGCTACTTCAGGTGACGGTGGATACAATCCTGCTGATTGAATCAAACATCTTGCACGAATAATAGAAGTAGCTGGGGTAGCTTTTTCTAGATATTCATGAGCAAGATTCTGAAGGTCTATCTTATCTGCATACTTCCAATACAGCAGTGTAAGATACTTGTCGTCGTTCCTCGCACGGACAGAATGGTTGAGAAGATATTCTACCTTATCACGGATAGTCCAGTTCTTATTAGGCATGGTGGATACTCACCCCCATTTCTAAATTAGGTCTTACAAAGTCTGCGAGCATATACTGGCAGTTGTATCTCACAATGTAAGGTTCACCCTTCTTGTCGAAGTGAATTTTTGTAGATCGCTTCGATTCAACCTCACCGCTGTAATTCATGAATCCAGATACAGCAGTTAATGCAGATTCGTCAATCTCAAAGATTGCGAGGTCCTCCATCATAGAAACCATATGCGTACCAAGAAATTTTACCTCCATCGTTATTTACCTCCTGAATATAAAAAAAATAGACTATGTAATTGATTATTACATAGTCTATAACGATTCTATATTTTGAGAGCTGCGGTCACGTCAGTTAGAAATCAGAAAATTCCTGAGCATCATTTACAAGGTCAGTGAATGTATAACCATCTTTCAGCAATTCAGATGCCCAATTGTTGAATTTTGGTGTTTTGATTTCATAAGGTGTGATATACTTCAATATAATTTCTTCATCTGCATCCTCTATATAAGTGGATAGGTCGGATAATTTGTAATCATCTAATGCAGTTTCAGGGTCAACTTTTTCTCCCCTTACATCAATATCACGTCCATCTGTGTTGCAGATATAAAGAACATCATCTATTACTTGACTTCCAAATAAATTATGTTCAAAATCAATTGCGTCCCATCCAAGTTCTTGAAAAGATTTCAGAATCCAGATATTTGCATCTGTGCTATCTTGCATAACAGACTCAATGTCGTCCAGTGTCACTCTATAATAAATGGTACCTATTTGCATAGCCGCTGTTACTGCAGTAGCACTTTTTATTGTATGTTTCAGTTTCATATTTGTTCCTCCTAGTTGATAGCATTTTTCAATTTACCACGTTTATCACCAGTTAGCTTTGAATATTTATAATTATTTCGGATGTATATCCAAAAATAATGACCTTTACTTGGTGCAGACTGCCATCTACGATATACAATTATTGGTACATCATAATAGATGTATATATCTCCTGGTCCACCTTGAGTATCTTTGAACTGAACAAGTAAATCACCTACTTTACTTTTACGGTCTTTGATATTCATACTATATGCCCATACATTAGACGATCTTACTTTTACAAGATTTTTTGCAGCATCTTTTGTACTAGCAGCTGCCATAACTGCAAATCTATTTTGTCTATCTACAATTGCAGTATTTGCAAATATGTTGTAACCATATTTGTTCATCATACGCTCTATGTTACGTACGGTTCTTGATATATTCAATGTATCTGCAGGTTTAGCTGAACTAGGTAGAAGCTTGTTATTTATCCAATAATCTACAGCTATTGTATCTGAATATTTAATAACACGTATATCCAAATTATCGCCAGAATCTGTTACTGTTGATAACGTATATACATCTTCACCATCATAAAAGGTGTTTGTAGATTTTTCTAGACCTAAGAGCTTCATAGCATCAATGAAATCAGATTCATATTTGCTTTCAGCATCTTTGTTATTGTCAATACGACTAGATGTAGCGTTTTCCCAATCATGTTTGTTGAGCCAAGTTTGAGCATCACTCAAAGTTCTGAATCCATCAATAGCTTCATCCCATGATGGATATACCCATTCTCTATTTTCTAGAATCCTGATGTAGTATCTGTTATTTTGCATCACAATAGAGAAATTAGGATTATCTTTTGAGAAATACATAGGTATACCAAATTGACGTCTAGGGCTAAATGTTATACCCATTACATTTATCACCTACTTTGTATTTATTATATGTATAACGAATCGACAATATAAAAGGTTGTAGTTTATGAGCTACAACCTTTTTGTGTTATATTTTGTTTATCACTTATTGATTATTTGATAACCAGATCATAGAATTCTTTTCTGAGGTTACTGTCGTTAGCAAATGCACCTCTGATAGCACTTGTTCGTGTCTTACAACCTGGTTTCTTGATACCTCTAGCAGTCATACAAGAATGTTCGCCTTCGATAACTACAATGATATCTTCGGTGTCGAGGATCATATTGAGTACCTCAGCAATGTCAGTACCAATTCGTTCTTGAAGCTGAAGTCTCTTACCTACCATATCAGCAATTCTCGCGATTTTGCTCAAGCCGATCACTTTACCGTTAGGTATGTATCCTACATGAACTTTCATATTATACATCAATGCAAGATGATGTTCACAGTAGCTGAAAATAGGAATATCACTTACAGTTACAAGGTCTCCGAAGCTTGTATCTTCAAAACATTTGTTGAACATACCTGCAATTTCAGCATTTGTATATTGCATACCCTCGAATACTTCTTTGTACATCTTTGCAACGCGTTTAGGTGTTTCTACAAGACCTTCCCTGTTTACATCATCTCCAAGTGCTTCAAGAATCATCTTAATAGCTTCTTGGATCTTATCCGTGTCGATAGTTTTCATATTATACTCCTCTCATATCTGCGGGCCAAATGATCTTATGAAGTTGTACTTGTACATGACAATTATACATATTTCTATCAAGCAAGAACTTAACAATGTCTTTTGGTTCAATCATACCAAAAACTGGGCTGAAATAAACAGCAGCTTCTGTCTTGATAGAATCAATGATACACTTTGCTTGCTTACAATCATCAATACTGCCCACAACAAACTTCAATACATCTTTATCACTAAGTGATTTCATAACATTCATGTCCATTCTTGACGACATACCACTTGCATCTGTCTTGTAATCTACTGTGTAGAAGATGTTACTCAAACTGTGAAGTAAAGGCATCATAGTACCATTAGTTTCTACGTTTATATCATAACCCTTGAAACTCAATGCTGAGAGTAAACACATCATTTCATTATAGTCTTGGAGAAGTGGTTCTCCACCTGTGATGGTGACATTAGGAACATTCATTGCATCAACTGCTGCAATGATGTCATCTGCTGACATTTCTTTTGCATTATTTTTATATTCATATGACCAACCATATGGTGTGTCACAGTATTTGCATCTCAGATTACAGCCAAATAGTCTGACGAATGTACAAGGTAAACCAGCACGCTTGCCTTCACCTTCGATACTCTTAAAAATTTCAACAACTTTCACGAGATACCTCCGTTTCAATATATGAGGCAATATTCCCTTCACTTTCCTGCACAGTCACTTTGTAACAATATCCAGTCTTGCACAGATTTGTTACTTTTGTACAGATCCACTTTGCCATATTTTCAGCAGTAGGATTCATACCATTTGGTAGAACATCATTGATAAACTGGTGATCCAAAGCACCGTGAATAGCTTTTTTCACCTTCGCAAAATCAACGACCATGCCATTTTCGTCTAGCTCAGAACCTCTGCAATAGACAGTTACGACCCAGTTATGGCCGTGTAGATTTTGGCAAGGACTATCGTATGACAACGATAGTCTGTGAGCTCCTGCAATCTCCATTCTTTTTGAAACTTCATACATTTTCAACACCTCCAGACAATGCAGGATCTTCTACTCCATTTGCTTTGAATGCGTTTGCACGATCAATACAAGTCCCACAAGTTCCGCATGGAGTATCACCGCCCTCATAACAGCTCCATGTATACTGATATGGTACGTTGATAGATAGGCCTTTTGCAACCACCTGAGCTTTGTTTAAGTTTACAAGCGGAGCTTCAAGATGAACTTTTCCATAAGTTCCAATTTCGATAGCTTTCTTCATTGCATCTGTGAAGTCCTGACTGCAATCTGCGTATGCGTTACCAGCTGCATCATCAGCATGAGCTCCAAGGTATACATATACATCGTCATCTGGATAAACAGACTGAGCAACAGCTGCAACAGCTGACAACATAAGTCCATTTCTGAATGGTACATATGTGCTTACCTTGCCTTCACCATTCTCTTTGATCTGATCTGCATAACTCTTGTGAATAATAGCTTCTGTGCTAGATTCAAGCAGCGAGCAGTTAGAATACTTGAGCACATTAGACAGATCGAGTTCTACATGATTTACATTGTAGTACTCTGCAACTTTTGCTGCACACTCCAGTTCCTTATGGTGTTTCTGTCCGTAGAATACAGAGATTGTTGAAACATTTTCTGCTCCAAATCTCTTAACTGCGATTCCTACGCATGTAGTAGAATCTACGCCTCCGCTACTCAGTACCAATGCTTTCTTTGCCATGATTCATTATTCCTTTCTGTTTTTATATTATCCATCTGAAGAGCTAGGTCAACAGCACTGTCCCTTCAGTTGAATTCTGATTAGATTACATATCGTATCTTACTGTACGATTAGCTGCATCTCTCATTGCATCAAGTCTTCTTGATTCTGCAATGTGTCTATATCCAGATGTTGCATAATTGACGAATGGGTAGATAGAAATACCACCTCTAGGAGAGAAAATACCTTTTACTTCGATATACTTCGGATCCATAAGCTTGATAAGATCCTCCATGATGATATTCATGCAATCTTCGTGGAAATCTCCATGATTTCTAAAGCTGAATAAATACAGCTTCAAAGACTTGCTTTCAACCATTCGTTCATTTGGAATGTAGCTGATAACCACCTTTGCAAAGTCTGGCTGACCAGTCTTGGGGCACTTAGATGTGAATTCATATGCATCGAAAGTGACAACATAGTCATGATCCATATGCTTGTTTACAAATGTTTCAAGAACCTCCGGTGCATAGTCATCTGCATACTGGGTGTGCTGATTTCCTAGCAAAGTTACTCCATTGAGTTCCTCTGCATTTCTGCTTACATTTGACATGTTTTTGACCTCCTTGTTTGTTTATGTTCACCATCAAATCAAATTCAATATCTGATGTTGAATCTAACTTATATAACGAATCAAGTATGAATGACCATCACCATATGAATCTGTGATTTATCATTTCTCCATTATCAATTATGATGTCTTGACCAGTCATACTTCTATTCACAACAGATATGAAATATATCCATTGGGCAATTTCATCAGCTGTTGCCCATTTTCTGAGCGGCGTCTGTCCTATGATGCTGACCCATTTTTTATTGTCCTGCATAACTGGATTATTTAGTTCAGTGATTACACCGCCAGGCGATATGCTATTACATGTAGCTCTGAAAATAGCTACACGTTTAGCTGTATTGATTGTATATGCAAGCATACCTCCTTTGCTTGCACAGTATTCAGGGAATTCTGCACCATTGTGAGCACTTACAGACGATACATTGACAATTGAATCAATGCAAGGCTGAATACCATATTTTTCTGTACAGTTGATAGTCCCTTTGAGGTTCACGTCAATATCATGACCTGTATTCTGAACACCGGCATTGTTTATGAGTATATTCACGTTCGGGATATCAGGTAACTCTCCTCTTACGTCACATTTGCAATGAATGTATCTTAGATTACCTTTCAATTCAGCAGGGCAATCTTTTATGTCAAGCCCAATCACACTGAACTTAGTATCCATCCTCAAAAAGAATTGTACAGTTGCTAATCCTATACCGTTAGCAGATCCTGTAACTACAATTGTTTTATAACTCATATTGTCCTCCCTCATGTGTATGTACCCATTTTGTTATCCTGCAAGTTAATGGTAGGATAACAGCTTCATATCCAGTTTTGATGACAATGCTTATCAAAATCATAGGTAACATCTCACTAACAGGCATTGTACCTAAAAATGCTATCAATACAAATAAACTTGTATCAACAATTTCTCCGTAAAAAGAGGACATAATTGCCCTTATAGAAAAATGTTTCAAACCAGGTTTACGTCGCTTATATGCTCGGAATACTCTATCATTTACAAAGTCTCCACATACATACGATACAAGGCTTGCAACTACAATTCTATAAGAGCTACCTATAGCTGTTGTAAACGGGCTAGCATCATACCAGTCAGGATGTGGTAATACGCAAGCAATCATAATCAACAGCGAAAATATTAAGTTCATACCTGCAGCTATCCATGTTACTCTTCTAGACCATTTATATCCGTAGACTTCAGAGAATACATCAGACAGTATATAGGTGATGGGAAATGTCAAAGTTCCTGCATCAATAGAGAAGATCCATAACTGAATCATTCTGTTTGCAAGAATGTTTGACATCATCAAAAATCCTACAAAGATTACTACTAACATGAGCAGCATTGTAGAAATTCTTGAATTTGACGATTTAATTTCTTTGTACATAACAAAAACTCCTTTATGTTTTGATTTTAGCGAGGATTTCAGGATGCTACATAACTCGCTGTATTCATTTCACATCTATATAAGGTTGTATTACATATGAAGATTCCTCCTTTTATTAGATAATTTGTACTGTTCAATTTTTATCAAACCTATGAATGCAACAGCACAACCTGTACATATAGTTAAACACATTAGTACAGATTTACCAACAAATAAGCACACTTTATCTGATAGTTTCATATGAACCTCCAAAAATTAAATAATAATATCAGGAGTGATGATCTTCGGAGCATTCACTTCATTTATCATTCTGTTCATCTCTTTAGTGAACTGTTCATTTTCAACAGATTCTGATGAGTTATCACCTTCAGAATTTTCTTCATCATCTGTAAATGCAATCTCCATGATTTCAGGCCACATGATAATTTTACTTGGTCTGTTGGTGCATTTGATATCGAAGCACGAACCAAGAATAAATGCTTTAGGAGCTTTGACTGAAAACTCTGCACGAATATATGCTATCAAAGATTCAAGTTCATCGTTGATTTCATCTACGTTGTAACAGTCAGGGACTCTTGCTACAACTACAGTTACGTCATCATCAAGAAGTTCGTTCACAAGATCCATAATGAAATTATACATAGCTGAAAAGCTTTCTGTAGATATATCTACATCTTCACCAGCATCAATTTCAATGTCATATTTACGGATCTTCTTATTAGTATCATCAATTATACTCATACAATTTCTCCTTTGAAATGTCCGCAGTTTGCGGAATAAGCCATGAAGCATCTAACACGATCTTTCTTTCGATTTATCATATCAGCTACTTTTTCATCAGATGGTTTAGACAAGACATTGTTTTCAAACAGCATATTCATTACTGCAACTAAATCATAATATTCAGCAATGAGTGCATCATGTGCTGTAGGTTTATCTTGCCATTTATCATGCAAGCCAAATCTGATACCTTTGATAGCTTCTTTGCTTACTTCGGAACATTCTTCAGCTACGCATGTAAGTAAATAATCAATAGTTTCACACTTAGGAACTTTATCCGACATTTATAACATCTCCTATACATTATTCATATGTGAATGCACTAAAGCATGGTAGCAATACAAACTCGTCATTCTTGTATGTGAATAGCAATTCTGTATGTGCCTTTGTGAGTTTCGGTACAAGTGCTCCTGTGAATTCATCAGTGTTCATATCAATATAATAGGTTATTACATTGAATCCTCCTATCAGATTTCTATGAATTTCTTGAAATCTATCCATATTGAGTTCAATGTCAATACCAGTTTGCATCAATGACGAATTTGATGATTTCATTGCTGAAAAGTGTGAACTCCATGCATCGTCTATCATAGTTGAAAATTCTTCTAAACTAACATTTTTATCTGTTAATTCAAACAATTTACTAACATCAACGCTATAATTGATTTTATCGCCTGCAACTGCAATTACAAGTCGTTCAAAGAAGCTTTGAAATCCAGGATTGATACCGGATTCTGAAACAAGTGCAGGCATCCTATCTAATAACGTTGATGGCAAAATGATATGATTAGGTTGACAATCTGCATATGGCAATATTACTGATTCAATATCATACATGTTATCACCTCCTACAACAGTTTTAACGATTCAATAAATAATGTGTACCATCAATTGCTTTACTCAGCTCATCGCAGATACAATCAAGCTTACTCTTCAGCATTTTGATTTCGTGTTGAGTGTTTTCTTTATCTTGAATAAGACTATCTATCAACTGTTCTTGAGATACTTTTGCATCTTTCTTAATGAAATATTTTGCTTTACCAGATGAATCCATTTTAGCTGCAAATACATCATGAGAGTCATACAGACGACATTCATGTCTAGTAGCTTCTCTAACTAGATTTCTGTCCATTGTGAAGTTGAAGTCTTGAACATTGTTAGCATCTACTTCAATGCATTTGTCGTCGAAGTAAGTGTCAAATAAAGTTGCCCATACAACTTTACCAGAATCATCTGTTACGATTTTACCGACTGTGAATGTCCAGTTTCGACACCAGTTAATGAATTGAGCACTGCCTTTGTAGTATTTTTCTGGGCAGTTACAAACATATACACCGGATTTTTTGATGTCTTCTAGTTTCATGTTGATTACCTCCATAAATAAGAATAGCCTTTACGCATGTTCAATAACGAATCACTGTAAAGGCTATTAGATATATAAAATTAGGAGGCTGAAATTTATTAGAACAATATGATATAGTTCTTATAAGCTCTGCGAATTCTGTTACCTACTTTCTTCTTTATGATATTCATAGCTTCTTGCAGGTCAATGAGATCTTCAGGCTTCATAAGATCAAATCCAAGAGTACGTTCTTGAGGAGTCATTTCAATTGTGTTGATTCGAAGTTTATTCTGATATGTTGTTATGTTTATGTTGATAGTCATATCCTTAACATCATTCTTAGTACCGCCAAACTCCTCTTTCAACTCATATAATAATGTACAATATACATCGTACATATTACCTGATTTATGATACTCATATGCACCATCAAGATGCTTATACAAGTATTTTCCAACTCGGTTCACTTGTTGACTTGCTGGAATCTGAGTAGGTTTATTAGCTGCACATAATATTTTCATGTCGAACTCCTTACTGCTTTACCAGCTTAACATCAAATTTTCCGCTACTGTTTTTAGTTATATTTATGATGTAATTTCCTTCTGTTAACTTATCATCAGAAGATGGGCAACTATTTACAATACCACGAAGAACTGGTCCTAGCAAATCTATAGATTTACCTGAAGCTAAACAGTCTACTAAATCTGACCAATGCAGTTTGTTATCTCTGAATTCATCGCATTTCATATCATCTGACAAACCATATAGATCATACATATTTCCATAGCTATCAGCTACAGATAAGCTGAATGTTTGGTTATTACCAGATACACCTACAGCAGCCAATGGACCGTCTGTTCGTTGATATATAGAAGGTAATGGTAACAGTGTAGTTCTGTTTTCAGTTACAGCTGTTATATTTGCAGTTAAAACACAATCCTCGGTAAAACTATCAAAATCTACAGTGTTATTAGAAACTTTGATGTTGCTTGCAAATGGAATACATAAGATATCTTTATGTCTGCCTTCATATGTTTTACCATCTGATGTATATGTTATTTTTTCACCATTTCCTAGTTTATACAATCTAGCTTTATTTACAATCTCAAGTAGACTTAGTGAACGAAATTCTTGTGCTACATGAGATATATCAATACCTGTAGAGTTTGCAAGTGCTTGTAATGTTACATTTTTATAATCATCAACCCATGAACCAGATGATTTAGGAGCTTTACGATCTTTATCTTGTATAAATGAGTTTTTCTGAACATCTTCTGGCATTACATCATACAATGTAGGGTTATCAGAAGGACCTTCGCCATTCCAATAACCACCTACATACTTGTAGTTATTGATTGATGCATTTGTTGTATTAATAGAATTAGGCTGAATCAATTCCACAACATTATGAGATCTACCATCAGATCCTGTATATGAGTTGTTATCTGATTCGTAATATTGCTTGTATACTACATCAATATGGCCGTCTATTTTTCTAACTGGTATTATATTCCAGTAATGCGCTCCACCATGACCACCAGCTCCTTTACGAGGTCCGCTTACTATGTAGTAATAATCCTTTTTATTCTTTACTTGTTCATACATAGATGAATTTACTGAATCATGAGTATCACCTGTACGTGTATTTAATATAGCGTCAATCTGTGTAGGACTTAGAGCAAATACTTTCTCGAATTCTTTTGATACGTTACCGAATATTCTCCAACTAGCTATAACCCACATATTAAACCAATCATCTGGATCGTGTAGGTTGTGTTGCATACAGAAATATGGTGGTATAGGTTCTGTGATAGATAATGCACCCCAAATAGAAACATTATAGTCATCAGAAACAGGTACTACTTGATCAATTTGATTCAATTCATATACAACATAAGACGCAGAAGATTTAGAATCTTCATCACTGCCTTCATCTCGCATAAAAGCAGTTGCCCCTTTAGCATTAGCTTCGAGTGTTTTTGCTTTTGTTATTGTTATAGATGATTCAGATGCAGTATCTCCGCGATAAAGATGCAATGATCCAGGTGCAACAGTGTCTACGGGTTCAAATTTAGTATCACCTTCTGAGTTAACAAGTGATGCATATAATGCAGGTGGGAGTTTAACATCGTTATCTGAATGCATATAAGTAGCAAATACAGCTGCGTCATCTCCCAATATATTTATATCAACTACCTTTGCAGGTAAAGTAGAGTCTGTATCCTCATTGCTGAAATATATAGATGATAAATCAGAATTATGATTCTGCTTCAAATCTATGATAGTATCTGATTTAACAGATATTTCAGATGTTCCTGTTTTGAGCTGTCTTGTGTAATTATTATTCATAAAATAATTTATGAAAGAAGATGGTACAGAGAATATAACCTTAGCTGACCAAGGAAATGCCCAAGGTCCTAAGAAATCACCATCAGACGGAGATAATGTATTGACTGCTGTATCAAAACCAGTTGTACCGTCTACTACAGTTCTATTTGTGAATCCTGTAAGTAACAAGAAAAACGGTGTTGTGATTCTCTCACTAAATGCGATACGAAGTCTTGGATACTTTGATAGTGTAGGTTTGAAATCTTTTTGTGGTGGTGTATTAGGATTATCTGTCCACGTACCTGGTTGTATAATGATACCATCAACAATTTTCATGTACTCTTTGATTCTTGGTACAATTGTTGTGTTTGTAATCTCCTTTATACCGGTAGGTGGTATAGTTCCGTCAGTATCTATAGTACCAGAAGGATAAGATGTAGAGTTATTATTTATTAGTGAACCATAACTTGTAACTTTAGTTGCCCATCCTGTTAGGTCATCAGACGGGCTAACTGTACCAACATATCCCTCACCGTCAAAGAATGATGCCATTATGGTATTAGCTGCACATAATCTTGAATCTTCTGGAAATTGAATATCTCTATAATGTAGACCATCATATGCTAGGCCTACTGGATCTACACCAATTCGAAGAAGCATAGATGAACCCATTGCCATCATAGATGCAAGCCATTCTTTTTCAGTTGCAGGTTCATGATCTGGATCTACACTGAGAGCATGCTTCACATATACTTCATATGCAGAATATCCAACTACTCTACCTTCATTCCATATTTGCCTTGGCATTCTAAAAGTCCTCCTTACATATTAAATAAATATACTTTTGTATACTGGTTTCTTTTCATTGAAGAATATATGACGAATATAGTCGTCTGTGAATATTACTATTATACTGAGCATATACCATAATAACGAAAACGGTAAACATATTTGCCCTAGAAAATTGAATGGGACATTTGAATAATCCCATATATCCCATCCTAAATTAACATTGACTATCAACCCAACTATAAACTCTAGTGATGTTATCAATACAGCACCTATTAGTGCTTGAAGTTCAATCACCATATTCCATGGTAAAATATTATTGATAAGTCCGACAGCTACAAAGCATAAACCTCCGAGTATGATCATAGTCCAATGAGAATACCCTCTCCACAGTATTTCAATCAAGTAATATACTAGACCTCCGAAAAAGAATAATACTGCATACTTAATTAGACTTTTGATATACTTCATTTAGAATCACCACTTGTTATTGCGTTGATTATAGCTTGATATTCATCTTTAAGCGTCATACCATACGTAACATTGCTGATTTCTTCAACAGTTTCCATACTTTCAATTTGATGTTTGAGAAGATTGAAGTATGTAGTGTGATATGTAACCCACTTTATTCCAGACTGTACTAATCCAATTAGTTCATCAGGTTTGTAAATACGGCATACAGAACCATCAGCATGATACGGAACAGACTGACCAGCTTGTGCTAATGTGTATAATGATGTAAGGTTTATCTGATCTGTAGCATTCAAACGATAATGTTCATTGTTATAATCAATGCCATTTGTAATAGTTGTCTGACATACTGCACACATCTCTGTAATTTTTCTAGATTTACACTGTGCTAATTCTGCATCTAATGTACTTGATTCTGTTGACTCTAAGTTATTTATATTATCTCTGAGTTCTTGACGTTTTGCAATCAAAGTAGAATATTCATAAGGAAGAGTAAGTCCTAATACATAATTTTCAAGATTCTTGATAATCATATAGTCAGAATTATTGAGCGTATGTTTATACGTCTCAATCATATTTTCTTTCTTACGCTCTTCATCATTCAATTTAGCAATTTCGAGATAGCTGTCGAAATTGTTGTTAATTGTATCATCAATATCTTCAGACGATATCTCAGTCACTAAAACATACTCATTGTATGAATAATATGTAGTGTGATTTACAATATCAGTACGTAAATGAATCTTGTAGATGTTACCAGATAACTGTGTATAGTCATAACGATTTACAGATTCTATAGAATTCAAAATCATATTTAATCACCTCTTATATTTCCATCAATTGAATAGTACTTATCAATGCTTCATTACCACCTGTCTTTGTAGGTACAGTTATGCATACATAATGCGAACCTATAGGTAGATCTGTCAATTCATAGAAAGATGATGATTTGTTATGGATATTACCTAATACAAGTGATTTTGTATAGACATATTCATTTGCAGCTATTTTAGTAGGAATCTCATCTAAGGAATCAGCATCTACCAAGTTGAATTGAATCGAAGGATTGATCCATGTTGATACATAATAGATAAGTTTTAAGATAGCATATGAAGATTGAATATTTACAGGTATTGTAAAATATAATCCTACTTCATCAGATGCAGTCTTGATATTTATGCCTGCAAGGTCTTTCTCATATCCAGCTGCTATTGTTTGATAATCTATATAATCTGTGAGATTAGAGAATGTTGCATACTCACCATCATTAGAAACCATAACAATATCTTTGTATGCAGTATATACTTCTGCAGATGATGTCATTGATGAACAATTTAATATATCAGTGGTAACTGTTCCGCCACCACTACCTTCATAGGTACCAGTCACTCCAAATATATTGATACCTTTCTTGATATTGCTTGCTATTAAATTAGTATCACCTTTGAATGTTAATGTTTTATTGCTTGGTATCATTTTTGGTCCAGCAATAATTTGATCTATAACAGTAGGTGTGTATATTGTATCAGTGATTTCTTCGCAAGTACCAGTCAACTTTTTACCATTAGCATATGCAGTCTTATCTTTGATGATATCACCTGCAGTTGCAGTAGCATCAGATGTGTCAATACCTGAGGGGATATCAAGCACTTTTGGTACAAGTGTATTGAACTTTTCAGTAGAAGATGCTGTTACACCTTTAGTTGTTAGATTTTCAGCAAGTTTATTTCGTTGGTTAACAAGTTCAGAAAGTTGCTGTGTTACAGTAGCCATTATTCAGTCACCTCCACAATAGTAGATAATACAGACTGTATATTGCCTACAATATCATCAACATATTTTTTGATAACTCGGTTTTTAACTGTGTTATCGCTTGTATCACTCATTTCAGAATCTATGATAATACTACCACTACCATCTGCACCATTATGTACAACAAATGTTGCAGTTGTATTGTCTGTAAATGTGATTGTGTAAGTATCTGTAGCTCCAGCTATTCCTGCTGTATCCCCACCTGTACTGGATGTAAATGTTACGCTTGAAATTCCAACACCGGATGGTCCTTCTGAACCTGGTACACCTTGAGGTCCTTGTTCACCATTCTTTATCTGGAATTCAGATGTAGTATTATCTGAGTATGTTATTTCATACGTATCTATAGCACCAGCCGTCCCAGCACTGCTACCTGTAGAGCTACTTTTGAATACTATCCTAACAATACTACGTCCATCAGCTCCAGACTCACCTGGCTGACCCTGCTCACCTTGAATTCCTTGCTCACCTTGAACGCCCTGTTCACCTTGAACACCTTGGATACCTTGTTCGCCTTTCAATGAAGCAATAAAATCAGATTCAGTACCAGTGTTTCCAAGTGACAGCCATATTTGATATGCAGATTGTCCGTTATCACCATTTTTACCATCGGTACCAGGATCGCCTTGAGGACCTTTATCACCAGAATCACCCTTTTCACCCTTAAGTGAAGCTATCCAGTCAGATTCAGATCCGTCATAACCACCATCTACTGCAATTTGGTATGCAGATTTACCGTTGTCACCTATAACTTTTCCTAAATTGTCAGAAGTACTGTCAGAATAAGTTACTACAAGTTGTCCGCTGCTATTTACAGCTACAGATGAAATTCCTCTACCTGCTGGTCCTTGAATTGTCCCTGCATTCTTGAATCCATTTATTGATCCAGATTCTGTGCTACCAGTATAAACCCATAAATCACCTGATATGAGATAACAATCTCCTAGTTGCTGTCCAGAACTTGGAAGTTCAGAAGTAGAGTTTAGATCACCCTTGATATTTATAGAAGTACCATCTGCACCTTTAACATAACCTGCATCTAATGTTTGACTATTGCTTAATAATATGATCAAATGACCAGACTCATTCACAACAGCATTAGTTACAGATACACCATCACTACCAGGTTCACCCTGAGGACCAGTTTCACCAGTATCTCCCTTAGAACCAGAAGCACCAGTATCACCCTTAGGGCCTTGAGGACCAGTTTCACCGATATCGCCCTTCAAGCTACTCAACCATTCAGACTCAGAACCGGTATAACCATTTTTACGTGCGACTTCATATGCAGATAGACCATCAGAACCAGATGAACCTTGAACACCTTGAGGACCTTGAATACCTTGTTCGCCTTGAATACCTTGAGGACCTGGCTCACCTTTTAGAGATGCAAGCCATGCTTCTTTACTACCTTCGTATCCAGTGTCTACAGCAATTTCATATGCAGATTTACCAGGTTGACCGTCTTGTCCATCTGTACCGTCTACACCATTTGTACCATCTTTACCGGGTTCGCCATTTTCACCTTTCAATGAATTCAAGAAATCAGTCTCAGAACCAGTATTTCCAGCATCTAACCAGCACTGATATGCAGATTTCCCATCATTTCCAGGTTTCCCTTGAGGTCCTTCTGGGCCTATATCACCTTTCAAACCTAAAATTGCTTGAAATATAAGTTCATCTGAACCTGGAACTCTCATATATTGATATACAGTGCCAAATGTAGCAGCTGTTTTATCAGAATTTACAAATTGTATACCGTCAGACGGTACAATCGGTGGATCAAACGTAGCAAGATAAGCATCAGCATTAGATTTTTCAGGATTAGCAGTTCCAAATACTTCTTCGAAATTGATATACAAGCTGATACTACCTACAGATGTAATATCTGATGAAATAGGAATAAGCTTTCCAGCTGTAACATCTAATTTCAAGTCTTCTGACGCTGATTCCGAAGTAGAACTTGAACGAAAATCAGATACAACTTGATAAATTACCCCAGTTTCAAGCCATACAAGCTGACCTTCAACGTAATTCACACCTTGCATATATTTTTCAACAGATCTTGGCTGAGTTGGACTCGGAGTTGGACCTGGACACGGGCAAGGTGGGTGTGGAATTGGTTCGCATGAACCTCCTGATACTATTACAAGTCCTAATAGATCTGTACCTTGAAGTGGTAAAATAGTTTGAGCTGGTATAGAGCTAAAATACCAACCATTGTATTGTTGACCTTCATACATGTACCAACCATCCTGTAGTACCCATTTAGTATCCGGGAATCTACTCAAAATAACAACGCTACCTACAGTTATTTCTTGACACGTATCTGGAATTTTAATGCTATGCAATTGTATCACCTCCAATTATGATTCGATAACATAAATATCATCTAGATCTGGTAGTTGTAATGGTTTTATCTCTTTATTTTTCTCTCTTATAAGAAACCAACCTAATACAGGGCGATTACCACCCCATGAATACCAGTCATATTTAACTAACCATCGTTCTTGTTTGAATCTTCCTAATCTTACAATGTTGCCAGGTTTGATGCAGCAACCTGCATTAGGAACTTCTATACATAAACAGTCATTCATAGAAAATCACCCTCTTACCTTTACTGTTATATAAGGTTTAAGAAGGTGATTTTATTTGTATTTTACAGATATTGTACTTAATGAATTCTGGATTCCGAAGCGTTTACTAATAACGGATGAGCAATATTCATTACTTCAACCATCTGAGGGTGCGGTTTACCTGTAGTACCATAATATCTAAGGTTAACAATATGATTCCATTCGTCTTCAGTAGCGGTTACAATCAGCTCTGTTTTCAACGAATTTGGTAACACAGATCTTGCTTCTTGAGGTGTAGCACCACTATTCAGCAGGTCAAAATAAGTGTTTTCAGCATTTTCGCAAGCTACTCTCCACATCGTAAATTTATCAGAACCTACATCCCAAAAACAAGGTCGAATAAATGTAATTTCACTGCCGAATTTATATTTAGAATAGTTGCAGTATCTTGTAGATTCTTGAGCAAACGATGCAGGACGATGTCTTACAAATTCATGAGATACACCTCTGTCGCATGTAAACTTGATTGTATGTGTAAGATGTCTACGAATGATAGAGTTTGCAATAGTATGCTTGTCGCTGAAACAATATGCAGATCTTACAGCATCAATAAATTCTGATCTTGAAAGAATCTTACAATCTACTTCATTAGGTTCTACATCAGGACCATTGAATACCTCAGGATATTCATTATGAAGAACGTACATCATTTTATCATCATATATAGCTCTGTCCCAATTTGCATCTAAATCAAAAAGTTGAAGAAGTGCTCTGAAGGAACCCGAAATGAAGTTTCCTTCATCTTCAGAACGTGAGTTGATTGTTATCGTGATATAGGAATTATTTATACATTCAAGCTCATCCCTGACATAAGCTGCATGTTCACGAGTTGTCTGTATAATGATATGTGAATGTTCTAGCATTGCTGTATGACCATTGTTCATAAGAGTTCTTACAAACTTGGTGCTGCTGTCTTCTGTTATGTTGTTTTCAGACTTATAACAAGTACGTCCTATCACTTCCATGAATTTGTAAGGATGTACATTGTCAGGATTAAGATATTTAGCGTTTGCGTTAATGATATTCATACATCTGTCTCCTCATTAAAAATTTGTTTCATAATGCATATGTGCGACCTTTAATGCTTCATGAAGCGGTTTCGAATCAACTAGGCGGTGTCTGTTATAACATTTACCTGATTCTAGTCTTTTATCCTCATAGTATCCCGAGATGTACAGTGTCACAATAGCGTTGAGTACATTTGTATATTGTTCATAAAATTCAACCAGTATCTCATATCTACGATGATCGTTTACTTCGTACACATAGAACTCATGTGCAAACAGCTTCCAGTCTCGAAAATTTGTAATCATATGTATAGCCCTCCTTGGTTATTTATGATTATAATAACGATTCATCATTCATCAGGTTTGCGTGTTTCATAGGAGTATGATACCATTGTCTCCATTATAAATGTCTTTCCACTCTACCGATTCTGAATCTACTTGATATGCCATACAAATAGCTGATTCTGTCTCGGTATCATATTCTAAAACTAATATATATAGTCTTTCAAGAATTCGCTGAACTTATGAGGGTACTTACAATAGTACCCTTCAACCCATTCATGATTGTCTTGACGAATTCCTCTAAATAAGATGTCATTTTTCATATCCTAATACCTTTCTAGCTTCATCATCATATCTCCATTTGCACGTTGTAGCCCCACTCAACGGACAACTATTGCAGAGATCATACGGATTTACATTGTATTCTAATGCTGCTGCACAGAAGTTAGGATTTACACAATGTGATGTGATTTTTCTTAGCTGCTCTATATCAGTTATAGCAGCCATCAATAATGTTTTGAGTTTTGCATTTTCTTTCATTGTGTTGATAACCATCATGAGAGCTTCTTCTTTAGACATATCAGGCAACTTCATGGTATCTATATCTTTACTAACATCCATATGCTACATCTCCTTAGTATAAATCATCAGAAATGAGGAATTTTGCAGCAGGATGATGAGATTTCAGCTGATTAGCTCTTCTTGCGATTGTTAATGCATCTATACGGTCTACAAAACGTCCTTTAGAGGTTAAGAATCCTTGATCTTTTTCATCAATGAAACCTGTATATCCTAACTGGATAGCTGACCCAAAACAATCAGCGTGTCGATATCCACCTAAAATTATAGGCTGATCACTGTTATCTTTCTTCAATCTAACAGCTGCACATAGGATATGCTCGTCATAGTCAACATCTGATTTAGTAGATTTTTTCATGCTGTCAATTGTAGAGAAGCTACTGTAGAGTCTGAATATGCAGATGTCCCTACTTTCCCAATGAATAGAATGTCCTGCTTTGAGCTTGCTGTAATGCTGTTCAAGTGCTCTTGCATACTTTTCAACAAGTCTGTGATTGCCAGGAACTTCAATGCAGTAGCTGTATCCGGCCTTAATAGCATTCATATCATCTACATTATCAGACACCAAAACAATTGTAAAGATATTGTAGTTATATCCAATCTTAACAATTGCTTTGTCGATAGTAGACCAATTGATCTTCTGATTGATATCATCTTTATTTCTTGTATATTTCATTACATATACTCCTTTCTGAACTGTTGTTCACTTATTTTAACGATTCCCCAAGCATCAGCTTTCTTATTTTTAGAGCTAGAGCTGTTAGGATTATCTGTGATGAGAAATTTTGTATCTTTTGAAATCTCTGAAGATACATATCCAGCGGCCTTAAGCTCCTTCTCGAATTCAGAACGTTTTACACTGAGTTTACCTGTAATAGCAACTTTTCCTTTGGATTCATTGTTGTCACATGTTCGATTTTCAGACCAGTCTACATTGATAAACTGCAAACGAGCTACAATGTCCATATTTTGCTCTAAAGATTCTGTATTTGCTACACCAATCAGTTTTGACAGCTTGTCAAACAGCTTTGCAGCTTTAACACCATCGGCACAACTACCATCAAGTGCAATTTTTATTAAGCGTTTAACATGTTTTGGGTAGTCAGCGAGTTTAGCAGCAGTTACATCTCCAAATCTCGGAATGTTAAGGGCTTTAATAGCAGTTACAAGATCAACTTTATCTTTGCTGAACAGCTTATCGAACATCTGTTTCATTCTGTACGCTTGTGTGCCTTCAGGTGCTGTCTGATAAGCAGATGGTTTCTCTCTCATAAGGATCTCAATACTAGGAACCTTTCCGAATGCTTCAACGAAGAATTTCTCTTTCAGAGATTCTCCTAAATTATCGACAGGTGCAAGAATATTAGTCCAAATCATGGTGTCCTGTGTTGTAGCATTAGCACATGCAGGATTTTTACAAGCAAGATGCACACCTTCCCATCGTAATTCACAATTACAATAAGGACAGAATTTAGGAAGCTCACAGCTGTTACTTACAGCAATGACCTTATTGATGTTTGGAATTATCTCACCACGTTTCTCAACTTCAACAACAGCACCAATACCAAGATTATTTTCAGAAATGTATTGTGCGTTGTATCCGGTGCAATACTGAACTGTTGTACCAGCAAGCTGAACAGGTTCAATCTTTACACGAGGAATTGCATAGTTAGTTTTGCTCATGTTCCATTCGATATCAACTACTGTTGAGTTAGCTACCTCTGACTTAAATTTGAATGCTTGCGAATCTTGCTTCACCTCACCGTTATTAGCTAAATTGACATTAGGCAGTGTAAGAACAAGTCCGTCAATCGGATATTCAGCCGACCATGCTTCAAAATATTTGCTGAAATCTTCTAAATAAGATTCCCTGTAAATTCTAGATCTACTACCCATAACAAATTTCGAGAAGTTACGAGCAATGAATTTTCTTACAGCAAAGATAGTTTCAAACTCAGCTGCATGATTAGTCCTTACTTCAGGTTCAATACCTACTACAGAGTACGGAATAATTTCTACAAAACGAAGGTCTTCTGAAACTTGTTTGTTATTGATAAGACCTGCAGCTGAATTTCTTGGATTTTTAGCCTCAGGATGTAACTCTTGAAAACGCTTGAAGTTGTCATATGACATGATGATTTCTCCACGTACAGCCCCAGAGAACCAGTTATCCTGCAACTTATCATCAATGATATTCATTACTTTCGGTGTGATATCAATTCCAAAAGTACCATCACCTCGTGTAAGTGCTTGTACAAGTTTACCTGATTCATAATAGAGTACTACACTCAAACCATCAAGTTTAGCCGAAATGTCGACTTCACTCATTGTCAACATTAAGTTGATTTCATCAAAGTTATATGCCTTATCAAGAGAACCAGCCTTGCCATATTTGTGCATATATTTCTGTCCAGGTGTGTTGTCTTTAGACACTTTGTAGCCCCATCCTACAGTTTTCAGTAGCTCAGAATCAGGATTTTCAGAACGGAGCTGATCTACAAGAGCATCAAATTCTGCATCAGTCAATTCAGACGATCCGTCTGTATAGTATTTCTGAGCAGCTTGCTCAATTTTGTGTTCAAGTTCAGTCATTTTAATATCACTCCTTATGTAATAGCTTACTTCCAAATGTTGCAGAAGTAAATGCCGATGATGAGAAATGCAGCGGAAGAAACTGCGTAGAAAATTTTGTCAAATTTAGTTGACTTTGAGTATACAGATCTGCAAAGTGCAACAGAGCAGCAAGCCATCGCTACGATTGTAATGATTAAGTTCATCATATAATCTCCTTTCGACTACATATGATTTATAGATGAATATTGTTTACATATTACATAACGAATCTTACTTTATACACAGAAAAAGCAGCTGATACATGTGAATGTAATCAGCTGCTTCTGTTACCATACATCAACTATTGCCAATGTACATATATTATAGTAGGTTACCCAATTCCATGTTTAACTCTGTCACGCTCTTCTGCACGTTTACCATTGTTAAATCTGTCAAGTGTACCTACAAGATATCCAGTTATTCGTCGAATTCTTTCAAACCCTACATCAGCATCAGACTCATGTCTTCCACATTGTGGGCATGTATCTCCAATAATACCTGTAAACCCACATACTGGATCACGGTCTACTGGGTGGTTGATAGAACCATATCCGATGTTTGATTCCTTCATACAACGTACTACTTTTTCAAAAGCATCAAGGTTCTGTAACGGATCGCCATCCATTTCAATGTAACTGATATGTCCTGCATTTGTAAGTTCATGATAAGGAGCTTCAATCTTGATCTTTTCAAAAGCACTTATTGGATAATACACTGGTACATGGAATGAATTAGTGTAATACTCTCTGTCAGTAACTCCCGGAATTACACCATACTTCTCTTTATCAATCTTGACAAATCTGCCAGATAGACCTTCTGCTGGAGTTGCAAATAATGAGAAGTTGAGTTTTGTACGTTCGGATTCTTCATCTACTCTTTTTCTCATAGTAGAAATGATTTCATACCCTAATTTACGAGCTTCTTCACTTTCACCATGATGCTTTCCGATCAATGCTTTCAGGGTTTCAGCAAGACCAATGAAACCTACTGAAAGTGATCCGTGCTTCAACACTTCTCCGACTTCATCATCAAGTCCAAGCTTATCAGAATCAATCCATATTCCTTGCTCCATCAGGAATGGATAGTTACGAACAAGCTTCTTCGCTTGAATATTGAAACGATGAATGAGCTGCTCAATAACAAGATCCATCATTTCATTTAGTAATGTGTAGAATTTATCAATATCATGATTTGCTCTGATAGCAAGTCTCGGCAAATTGATTGAGGTGAAACTAAGGTTACCTCTACCGGTTACAATCTCTCTTGATGGATCATGTACATTACCAATTACTCTTGTACGGCAGCCCATATAAGCAATCTCCGTCTCAGGGCGATCAGGGCGGTAATACTGGAGGTTGAAAGGTGCGTCGATAAATGAGAAGTTAGGGAACAAACGCTTTGCAGAAACCTTGCAAGCCAGCTTAAACAAGTCGTAGTTTGGATCTTCTGGATTGTAGTTTACACCCTCTTTTACCTTGAAAATATGGATAGGGAAGATAGGTGTTTCACCGTTACCAAGACCGGCTTCTTCAGCAAGCAAGATATTTTTGATAACCATACGACCTTCTGGAGATGTATCTGTACCATAGTTGATAGAGCTAAATGGTACTTGTGCACCAGCTCTTGAATGCATTGTATTCAAATTATGAATGAGTGCTTCCATTGCTTGGTAAGTAGCACGTTCTGTTTCTTTAACAGCATACTTACGTGCAAATGATTGAATAGCTTCGGCATGTTCAGAACCTAGATATTCACACAAGAATGAATTCTCAATCTTCCGATAATCATCTTCATCTGCAAGTGTAGGAATTAAGTTGAATTTATCCTTAATGTCATTAGATATACGTTCTGCAAATTGTTCAGCATCATCAAGTTGACCTATCAACAGAATTGCTTTAGCAAGATTTTGCTTATATTTATGAGCAAACGTCTTTGCAACACCTGCAGCCATTGCATAATCAAATGTAGGTACACTTTGTCCACCGTGTTGATCATTCTGGTTAGACTGAATTGCAATACAAGCGAGTGCAGAATAACTTGAAATGTCGTTAGGTTCTCTTAAATGACCATGTCCAGTGGAGAAGCCATCTTTCAAAAGCTTAACAAGATCAATTTGAGTACAAGTTGTTGTTAATGTATAGAAATCAAGATCATGGATATGGATATCACCATTTCTATGAGCTTCTGCATGTTTAGGATTCAAGATACATAGCTCATAGAAAGCTTTAGATGCAGACGATCCATACTTGAGCATTGTACCCATTGCAGTATCTCCATTGATATTAGCATTTTCACGCTTGATATCACTGTCTTTTGCTGAGTCAAATGTTAGCTCTTTCATTGTCTGCATTAGACCGGATTTCATCTCTCTGTCACGTGTACGCTCATGTCGATATAAGATGTAAGCTTTTGCGGTTCGAGCATGACCATTCTCGATCAATGTTTTCTCTACACAGTCTTGAATGATCTCTACCGTAGGAGTTTGATCACCGTATTTCTTTTCATAAAGCCTGTATGTTTTCTCAGCAATGTCATTAGCAGTGTTCATATCTGAACCACCTACTTCTTGAGCAGCACGATAAACAGCATTTGCTATCTTATTGATATCAAATGGGACTTTACGTTTGTCTCTTTTGATGATATGAGTAATCATATCAGCACTCCTTCCTGTAATATAAAAATTTCACCGCGATGCTGTTAAAATCAACATTGCGGTGTTGGTGCCGGTGGCGGGACTCGAACCCACACGATAAATATATCAGATGATTTTGAGTCAACTATGTCTGCCAATTTCATCACACCGGCATGTATATCATCTACATACTTATATAAGGTAGATGATATTGATTATTGTTAAGACTTTTGTATAAAATCTACAAATTTCTGATTGTACTTCTTAATTATTCGAGCAATTTGAGCCCGACAAGTTCCATACTTTTCTGCCAGGTACACTTGTTTAGAATGTATTCCCCATATGTATGAGTAATAATACTCTTCCATGATATCTTTGTGCATTTGATTGTCGATAGTATCAAGAAAGCTTTCAAGTAGATCTTCTGTTATGAATTCGTATTCATCAGGAGGAACACCTATCAAGTCTCGTAATAATACAGGTGTACCACCGTCATCAAACACTTCCATATCTAATGACTGTATGCTGTATAGTTCAGATAATGCTTTAACATCACTGTTTTCAAATACAGATCTAGGTGGTCTTATTACATTTGTTTTATTTCTCATATAGTGTTTCATACGACCAAATACATATGGTACTGCGAATGTTGTGAATTTATATCCTTTAGAGTCATCAAATCTACAAGCTGCTTCCCATAGGCCAAGCATACCCTCTTGCATAATGTCATCAAATTCAGGAGATTTGTAATTGTTTATATATTTTTTGAAACACCATCCTACAATGCTCGTGTTAGCATCAAACAGCTCCTTAGGTGTCATTATATCACCTTAATCCTTTGTTTCCAACTTCTTCTTGAACAAGCAAACATACTGTGTTACAGATTTCTTTGCAATTCCGTATTTAGCAGACATTGCTGATACAGAAAGATGAGAACTTGCTGCTAAAAATTCCTTCATAGCTGCTTCTGTCCACTGCCGTCTGCTATGTTTCTTATCTGATTTTTTAGACCCATCAGTGGTTGAATTTGTTTTAACTGTGATGTGTTCTTTGGGTTCAGACACAGATGATGACGGTGTCATACGCTCTTTTGCTGTATCAGAAATCGTTTTCTTATCTTCATTGGACGCATAAGCAATTTCAGAAGATCTGTAAGTTACGCCATCAAGCATATCTTGAGAAGTAAGATCTACATTGAACTTCTTAGCTAACTTTGCAGCGATTTCAGATACCTTAGACTGAATAGCATCTTCGTATTTACGTTTAAGTTCTGCTTCTTTATCTGCTGAAATCTTATCAATAAGGTTTTCAAGTACCTTCATATCAGCAACTCTCGGACGCAAACCCAGCTGAGCAGACAATGCATCATCTACAGTATTCATGAAATCAACACTCAAGTTATACATGTAATGAGAACCACTTCTGTGAAAATCAATTACAGACAATGTTGTAATCTGCTCACAGAGAATAAGCTGATGTCTACCGTTATAGTCATAATAGATGTGCATCGGAAGATGGTCACTAGGACGTGTAGTAATTGGAACCGCATTGATTGTAGGTGCACAGTTGTTGTTAGCTTCGCATGACACAATGAGATATGGTCTGCTCTTACGTTGAACAGATGAATTGTCCTGATTATCACCAAACTCTGTATTCAGCTTGACGAACCAAACATCACCTCTACGAAATTCACTATATACTTTGTTCATTGATAATTCTCCTTTCGTGTTTCGATATGTTATGAATATCTTGTTTACATAGTATATAACGATTTTTATGTTTGTTAGTTATTAGTCTATGATACTGTTAAGGTAATAGATGAATTTATGACACTCATCTTTTAGACCCTCAATGTCAGAATCGTTGTGTACAACATAATCGTAGTAATAATTTTCTACGTTCATATCTGCTTCATTTGATGTTATATGATCTACAGAATCTCGCTTTACCAATACTGTTACAGCACTAAAAGCATTCTTAGCAAACTCAATGTTGTATGGTTCGCGTATATGTAAGAATAGGATAGAAGCCGAGCTCTTCTGAAATTCTGAGTATTTCTCTCGCATCATTTCAAATGATAAGTTGTTATACTCATCGCATACATGTTTTAGACCTGCTAAAAATCTACGACCTGCTTCGTCTTTCTTGCCATCCCAACCAATAGTTTTTGCTATTTCTTTTATCTTGTCAATAGAAGAATAATTCCATACGTCATTTTCACTGAAACATGTTTTAGACAATGTATCAATGAATGTATCTTTACCTACTCCACCACTGCCATTGATGATTACAACTTGTTTTCTCATAACTTTCAACCTCTTTTTACATATTGTAATATGACCTGCCGAGTGAACCCGACAGGTCAATGGAATTATTACGCCTCGATATTACCGAGCGAGTTTTGTGTAGGGTTCCAGAATTGAACTGGATATACTTCGCAATCGCCTGTGTTATCCGTTACACCATACCCTACTTTTCAGCATCTTCTAATTCAATGAAAATTCCATATTCATCAAACTCATCATCGGCTAACACTTTACCATCAAGTAAAGCTTGTACTTGTTCTTTTGTTATGAACAAAGATCTGTTACCATATGGAGAAGTGCATTCTGCCATATCATCATCTTTATCATATACTTTCATAAGTTCCTCCTTCACATATACACATTATTTGAAATACAAATTGGCGTAGAAGGTGGGATTCGAACCCACGCCACAGTCACCTGTGCTGGCGATTTTCAAGACCGCTCCCTTGAACCTCTTGGGTACTCCTACATATAGGTGTTGCTGCTCCACATCTTATCTGTTTGCCGAACAGCACGCTTCATATAAAGACTCACCTATAATATCATGCTTAGCAGAATAATACATAGTAGATTCATGACATACTGCTAAGCTAATTGCACTAATGCCCTTGCACCTTGGACTAGTCCGCTAGATACCACAATATCTACAACGAACATAAAGCCTAGCTAATGCTCAACTAGTCTATCCTTTTTAAGTTTAAGGATGAAAAACCTAGGGTATCTGAAATGCTACTGTCCTAGTGCCGAGTAGCAAGTTACATTCGTCTTTTTGTGCTCTTAGGTTGGAATGCAAGAACCTGTGGTGCGGATAACAGGACTCGAACCTGCACACCTTACGGCATTAGAACCTAAATCTAACGTGTCTGCCAATTTCACCATATCCGCATATGACTATTTTTCGTAATAGTCACACGAAAAGCTTTTGACGTTTAGCCGATACTCACCGACATCTAATCAGGTACTTTTTATGATACCTCTAAACACTAAGAATAGCTGGGACACTCACTGCAATTATATGCAGCATCGCATATTGTCCTAGCGACAGCTACTCCAACCACAAGGTCTATGATGATAAAGCTACTGATACACCCACTTCTATACTACTTAATGTCAAGTAGCTCCATGGTTTTATCTCAGTGTTTGTAATCTTTTCACGAGTACTTTCACTTTACTTTGTGTCTCTAGTGCAGATGGCAGGATTTGAACCTGCATCCTACAAAGGCTAGAACTCAATCTAGGTGGCTGCCGCTTTCAACACATCTGCATATGCTGACTGTTACATCAGCTTGAATACACTAGTAATTAGTAGCATCTGACATATTGTTGTAAGTGTTGTAAATAGATAAACATTCTTGTCTATCTACTTCATGACAGATCTCTTGCATCTTAGCAGGAATAGAATCATAAAACTGCTTGTCACGAAATCCAATTATTTCTGTATCAGATGTATTACAACCATAATACACCTTATCAATGTTTGACCAAAGGATAGCACAAAAACACATTGGACAAGGATATCCAGTAGTGTAAATTTCACAACCTGTTAGATCAAATGTATTGAGTTTCTTACATGCAGATCTAATTGCTTGAATTTCACCATGAGCAGTTGGATCATTGTTAGCAATCACCATGTTATGAGCTCTACTTATAACTTTACCGTCTTTGACGATAACAGCTCCGAATGGTCCACCATGATTTAATTCAATGCCTTCAAGTGCTTCTAACACTGCCAATTCCATAAATGGATTCATATCGTTCTCCTTAGAAAATAATATTGGAGATGAATAAAGGACTTGCACCTTCCAACAGATTAACAGCTAGGTATGCAGAATAGCTTCTATCACCCTTCGATCTGATTCATCCTTTACATGAACCATATGATGCTGATACACCATCGTTGCAACTCCGACATAACAACTATCATATTTTATCATGTGTTGTATCTAGGTCACTATGTTGTTGATAATTGTAGTTTGCAACCTACGCATATCTCACTAGATATATTCACCTTATAATGTCAGCTCCTGATCATTTTTATAGGTTACTGGAGGTAACACCAATGTCAATAATTCTGAAGGAACTGACATTTTTTTTGTGCTGAGTTGCAAGGCTTATCCACCCTGCTTGCTGGTTTGGTAGCAATCCTGCTGCTCACGACCTAGTTTTACATATCAGATATAACTGATACAACCTCACGGAAATTTGTTTCCACAGACTATTGGTGCACAAGCCCTAACCTCATTCACAGGGTTTAACTTGAACATATGACCTCATTAAACTATCAACAGCACTGGTGCCGCTGACCGGACTTGAACCGGTACGGGTTTTACCCGAGGGATGTTAAGTCCCTTGTGTCTGCCTATTCCACCACAGCGGCATATTTGGAAGCTTCCAGCGAACTGAGGTTTACCAACCCAATCATGATCTAATCGATTTTCCACTCACCCTATAAATCGATAGAAATCGGGGGCTCTGTGCATTTGTAAGACTTCTACAGAGTCAAAGTGTGTCTGCTGAGCTCTAGCTGGTCGAGGCGACAGGACTCGAACCTGCGGCATCTTGTTCCCAAAACAAGCATTCTAACCAAACTGAATTACGCCTCGAGGAAAGCCCAGTCTATTCCTGGGAGTCAATCAACCTTTCTTGATAGTCAGAAGAAGCAATTAAGTTCTTCACAATGGAGAAAAACTGAATAACAAATGGGCTGCGTATTTCTACGCTGGTTGGACTAGCTGGATTCGAACCAGCGGAATGACGGAGTCAAAGTCCGTTGCCTTACCACTTGGCTATAGTCCATCATGTAAGTGATTATCTTCACTTACAATAACGATTGTCCTACTTAGAGGAAAAATTGTATCTTAGAAATGATACTCGCACATGATATGTACCATTTCTAAGACAACAACTAAAAAATGAAAGGAGTAAAATAAAATAGTAGAACAAAGGGATATAAAAGGTGCCCTTGCGGGCTGGTGGGCCTTGTCAGGCTTGAACTGACGACCTGCTGATTATGAGTCAGCTGCTCTAACCGACTGAGCTAAAGGCCCATATACAATTGATTATGTACGTTCAATTGAGAAAACGTTTGGTGCCGGAAGTTAGAATTGCACTAACTTATATCTACTAAGATATGTGTCTATCACCGACTGGTCTACCGTCAACCCTCAGACGGTAGTACTCTCTTCATTAGAGATTCCCTATTCAGTCTAGCTGACTGAATCACTTATAATAACGATTGTAAGCTGTAAGACTATATAAGGTTATCAGTTACAATCGTCACAATCTTTGTTGCACTTGTTACAGTTATCATAACGATTAGGTCTGCGTCGATCTCTGCGTCGACCTCTGCGAGATGAACGGTGTACTGTTACAATGACCTTTTCAGGAATATATTCTACACCAGAATCATAGCACTCATTTTCTTCGCAGTCTACAGCTTCTTCACATTCTACATCATCGAGATCGTCGTTATTACATTCTTCAATCAATGAGGCGTTATCAACATTATTAACACCTGCTTTGTAGAGAGTCTGAATAATAGCATCAAACTTCGGTTCATATTCGTTGAATACAGATTCTAAAGATCTGTCATCCTTACTGCAATCTTCTTTATACATCTTACAAAGATCAGTATAATGAGTAATCCAGTTACGGATAGAATATGCATTGTTTAACACATCAGCATATACACAAGTTTCTGCTTTTTCAGCAAGCTCTGCTGAAAGATAGCACTTACTTGTGATAGTGGAATACCAAAATTCGTTAGAAATTTTCTTGATCATGTTATTGTTCCTCCATAGTCGTTAGTTTGTGTTTACTTTCTTCGATTAGACTTTTGTTTTCGTCTTAATCTTGAATCTGAAGCACGCTGCTTCTCTTTGAAATCTCGTTCAACAGCTGCAATCATATCTTCAACAGAAGTTGATTTCTGCTTTGTTGACTTCTTTGGTGGAAGCTGCTTGCGTTCTACATGTTTATATAACGATTCAAGGTGTAAGTGTTGTAAAGATAACTCAAGTCTATCTTTACCTTGAATACATACTGCCTCTAGCTTATCGCCAACAGTTACAAGCTTTGAAATATCTGATACAAATTTGACAGATAATTTAGAGATATGTATGAATTCAGTATCAGATGTACCTTGAATCTGTACAATGATACCTCTTGGTAGAATTTTAGTTACTACAACATTATACACTTGACCTTCTTGAATGTTCATATCTTGTCCTCCGTACAATCATAGATAAATGATAGATTTCTATTTAGTCCTTTATTATCCATACCAAATCCTGCAAAGAATGTAGATTTGGATGTATCAATACCAGACCAGTAAGGTACCCCTTTATCTTCATTTACACGATTGATGAGGGCTACAGTATATACAGATGCATTTGGATTAGCTGATTGCACCATATCTCTCACAGCTTTCAACGTAGCTCCACTATCACATATATCATCAAATATGAAGATATGTTTTGCAGATGATAATGAAGAATTGTTGATATCAGAAACAACAAGTGTTCCAGCTGACTGATTGTCACCATAACTATGTGCTTTGATATATTCACATCTACCTGGTGGTAACATCAATGTGATAGCAGAGAAGAATTGAACTGCTCCACTCATTATACAAATATAAACAGGCGGATTTTCAGCATCAAACTCTACTTCACATTTGATATCACGTACAAGTGTATATAGTGCACGAACTATAGTTCGCTGATCATATACAATTTTGCTTTCTATATTGTCCATGTATCATACCTTTACTGTGCATTCATCAATAGGCGAATTCTGTACACCTGCAAGGAGTACCTGTACATTATCGATACTATACAAGGTTTCAAAGCAAGATGTAATTCTTGAAGTGTCAAGATGATCAAGAAGGTCATCAATAAGCAGAATTGGCAGCTGAGTGTTCGATGTTTCGATGAGCCCTAACATAAGGGACAATGTATACAGACATTTTTCACCGCTTGACAGAAGATCAAATTCAATGTAAGTGTCATCTGACTTACGAATACCAAAACTGAAACTGTTAGCTTCTTGTGTAAGGTGAAATGCTGCTGTAAGATCTGTACTTCCGAAGAATTTATTCAGATACATTGACATCTTCCCAGCAAGCTTGTTGAACGGAGCTTTCATAATATCAGACTGCATACCGTTTACATCTGTAAGTTTGATCCAATCTTTCAAGATTTCAATCTCCTGCTCAATCTGGAACTTCTGAGCAGTAAGTTTTGTTGTAAGCTCATTGTACTGCTTGTTAGCTTCAATCTTGATAATCATATCATTACGAGATTTGATTCGAGATTCAATGTCCTGGATGTTAATCTGCAATATATTTTCATCCACATCTTCAACACATACATTATACTGCTTCTGCAGAGCTTCAACTTGTTTGTACTGCGATACAAGTAAATTGTTCTGACGTTCACAATTGAGTTTATTCTTTTTAGCAGCATCTACCTTGATTCTTGCAGCTTGAAGCTCCTCATTACATTTAGCAAGTTCTGCATCAATTACTTTGATGTCAGCTTCAAATACTGACAGCATCTGCTTAATAGAATCACATACAGTTCCACTGTACGGGCATACACCTGCTCCTGCAATCACAGACTGCTTATCAATACGCTGCTGATTCAAAACAGAAATGGTTGATAACAGATCTGTAGTAGTTTCTTCGTACTTAGAAATAGTTGCATTTGCATCTTCGACAGTTTTAAGGTTAAACTTATATCGTTCATCTGATTCAAGTGAATCACAGATTACTTCTGTGAATGTTTTCAACTGTGCGTCAATCTTCTTATTCTGAGCAATACGAAGAACTTGCTGTTTAAGATTATCTTTGAGTAGCGTATCATTATGATTCTGCTCATTGAGTTCAGCTACATCAGCAGACGTATCACAATCATCATAAAAGATAAGGCTCTGAATTGTACCTTGTACACGTGTTAACTCTACCTTTTTAGCTGACTGTGTCTGCTTAAGATAAGCATTGAAGTCTCTGATCTGGTCAAGCCCATGAGACTCAAGTCCTGTAACATAATCAACTGTTTCTGTTACAAAGTCTGGGTTGAGGATCTTACCATAACTAGAAAGATCCTGACGAAGCTTTGAATCCCAGTCAATAGAAGATTCACTGTTAGGCAGAAAATTGATGAACCAGTCTTTCAGCTTGTTAGATGTCATCGAAATGAATTCGCTGAAGTTAAGAATAGGCAGCGAAATATCACCAATGATAGCCTCTATATCAGCACTCATAGGTTCTGTAATTACTTGTGCTTCAATATTCTTGCCTTTACGAGTCCATGTACGAGTGATTGTGATATCTCCTGTAGAGTCAGAAATAACCAATGATACTGACATTGCATATCCATTAGAATGCTGGAAGATAGCTGATTTCTTTTTATCAGTACCAGGAATATAGCCGAGGAGTGCAAGCTGAATTGCCTGCATTACAGTAGATTTACCTGCACCGTTAGGACCTACAAAATAATTCATATTATTGAGTTTGTAAGTTTTGTCTACGACATTGTGCATACCTTGAATTCGGATTGATGAAAGTTTCATCATGTGTACCTCCTTATGTTTGATATGTTTAATAACGATTCTACCTTTTGGGCAGCTTCTTTTGATTGTAGAAGATGAAAATGTAGAATGTATTATCAATTGAATTTCCAATTGTAGCTAAAATAAGCATAACAGTGAAATCTAAATCTAGTACCATAGCTATAACTGAACCAATAATAGTAGCTATAGCTGACATTGAGTTATTGTTGTTATCAAAATGTTCTCGCTCTTTTTCAGTTCTATATCGAATAGCACGAAGCTTTACGCCACCACAACATATGTTACGAGTAACAATAGAGAATATCAATGTATCAATGATATAGTATGATAATATATTTCCAGATACAATTGCCCATGTTGCAGATCCGATAGATAGTAGTGTTTCTAGAACACAAAATATAGGATAGAACTTGAAAAGTCTATCCGAATATTTGTTCCAAACCTTACCATATATGATGATAGATAGACAATTGATTATCTGGTTCAATGCTATAACCGAATCAGATACTACTGATACAATTTATTTATGTATGTATGGATATGTAGCTGAATAGAACAGTGTTGTAAGCAATGTTGCTAGTAGCATACCATCTACATGTTTTTGTTTGATCATATAAGTACCTCAAATCATACAGATGTATTAGATAACATCATACATTCAGGACATCTACAAGCTTTACATTTACCACAAACTGTCCATGATGTATCAAAACAATTGAAGCAAATAATTACATCTTCTAGACTATGTGTACATGTGTTGAAATTGTACATGTAGTCCTCATTACCATGACAAGCATCCTCAAATGTAGTGTATAGCTTCGGGTAGATAAACCCACATCTATAAACAGCTCTACGATGTTCTATAGCTTCCCAACGAAAGTACATGATTGTATCATCTGACAGAAACTTAACAATTCCAATTGATATCATATACTGACCTCCAAAATTTTAATCAGGTAGACATTCAAGTTGAAATCTACATTTCTGTTTAACATTTGGATACTTGTCTTTATCTACGTCAGATGTAAACATATCAATAGGACGTACATACATATCTCCTGTATTTAAGCTTCGATATACAACCATGTTCTCGCCATTCTCAGAATGTTTTGCTACACCTATAACTTCATACAGAGAGCCTTTGAAATGTCTGTATATACCGCCAGGAATTACTATGCATTCGTGATCTAATATATTCATATAACCTTACCTCCTTCTAATACTTTTATGAAATATGGTCTCTTAAAGTTTACGTCATTTGCAAGCTGAATTATGAGATCATCTGGACCATGTAACGTAGATATATAGACAGATATCCTAGGATCATCTTTAACAAGAATAGTAGCTGCATATATATATATCTAAGTAAGTTGCTGATCTTGATAAAATGTAAACTTCCGGTGGAGTAGAATCTACTCCGCTACATCGTTTACAGATTATAGTTACACTTGATATATCATTTGACATATGTTTCACCTCAATCTACTTCATACTTTGAACCAGTGTCTATACTTTCCTGACGCAAATGGTCTATATTCATATGTACCAGGTACTAATGAATCAGGTATTACATTACAATGATTGTTAACTACTGGATTTTTATCAGCAATATCTGAAAAATGTTCTATGATAATATGCTGAATTACTGGCATCATACAATTCCTGCCACCTGAGTGAGACTGTAATGTAGTCGATATGTCAAAATATACAGTGTTGTTGTCAATTATTACTTTGTATGTCTTACCTCTACAGTCACGCTTGCTTGATAGATGCCATGCAATTGACTTCAATAACAGTTCTGTGTTACTAATCATCTTATGTGAGCACCCTGCAACATCAAACAACATTGTTAGATTCAACCTCCTCGTCATATCCGATAGAAGAATTCCATACAACAAGCTCTTTCTTAGCTCGTGTGCAGCCTACATAGTATACATTCATTTGCTCTTCATTTTTATAAACAGGAAATGATTTACCATTAACACCGATAAGATGTACAATGTCAAATTCAAGACCCTTTACAGAATGAATTGTACCTACATATACATTAGATTCTACTGTAGCTAATTCAATACATTTCATGATATGATCTACTACAGCTTCATTTGTCTGAGATGTCAATTCAATCTGAGTGTTTGGTAAATGTAAGATTTCTTTGATGCTTACACATTTCTGCGGAGCAAATACATCAGAATCAAGAACTGAACGAATTGCAAAGATATCCTTAGAATACCTTGAAACACGATTACCATATTCCGATAAGAATCCCTCTTCAGTTTCATAGTTAGGATCTACAGCACATAACCGTATGAAGTTATTGTACTCGCTTGCAGATAATTTATCTGCTAACCAGCTTACCATGTAGCTACTATCTACAGCACTTTTCATGATACCTGCAATATCTTTACCTTGGTTGTTTGTAGTGAATGGAATATTTGCTTTCTGTAGAAGCTGTTTAACTTGAGCAACTTCTGAATTACTTCTGCATAGTAGTGCATAAGTGTCAGTAGGGTTTGAAAATTTGAATATCGAAAATAGCTGAGTAAGTGAATTTATACCGTCCATAACAAACTCAGATTTTACAACAACACTATCTCCTTGTTTATCAGATACAATTTTTAGGTCATACGCAGTATCTTTCCAGGACTTGTGTATAGCATTTGCAAAATCACATATTTGCTGTGTAGAACGATAATTCTGAGATAGTTTTATAGTTTCCCACTCCGAACTTTCAGCCAACGATTTGATGATAGAGCTATCAGCACCTCTAAATGAATAGATAGCTTGCTTGGCATCACCAACAACAAACAGGTTAGCATTTACAAATGAAGATACAAATCTCCATTGACGAGGATCAGTATCCTGAAATTCATCTACAAACAGATGTGTATAACGCTGCTTATAAGACTGCACACACTCGCATTCTTGTGCAAACAACCCACATATGCTATTACACAATCTATCAAATGTAATTAAGCCATTTGATTTCAACAACTTGTCATACTGTTTCCAATATACGTCATACTGAAATTGTTCTGTCTTTGTGAGTTTGATCTTACCTTTTAACTTATCATCGGATAATCTAGTACCGCATTGTTTCTTACAGCTGGTTTCGATCTTACGTAACTCAGCTTCACTTGGAATACGTGGTACTGTAGTATATCCTAGCACTCTACGAACTGTAAAATCCCTTGCAAGCAGAGAGTAGCAGAATGCATGGAAAGTGCAGAACTTAGGAGCTGCACCATTAGGATGTGTTTTCATATATCTTTGATTCATTTCTCTTGCAGCAGCATTTGTAAATGTTAATACAAGAATGTTAGAAACATCTACACCGTCGTTTACCAATCTAGATATACGAGAAATCATTGTGTGTGTTTTACCGGTACCAGCACCTGCAAGTACGAGTATCTTTTTAGCTGTAGAGTCTACTGCAGCTTGCTGTGATGTATTAAGTGACATTACATATCTCCTTTGTAGTCAGGGTTGAACTTATAACAGCTGAATGCAATGGTAGGGCAGAACTTACCAATCTTCTTGCAAGTCTCTCTGCCATTTTCTCTTGTGTAATGAGCACATTTTCTGCACTGGTCATAAGGACTTCCGTCCGAATAGAAGTTATGTGTTATCTTTTCTTGAGCTGGATTCTTTGCCATAATATATACCTCCTTAAGCTTTATCATACAGAACATCGAGAATAAATTCATCCTCATCAATTTGAGCTTTTAGTTCTGCGGACTTGATGAGACATCCGATCATATTAGACTCAAATACTCTTGTGTTGATGGTGTCCATATTTTGATTGATTTGACAGTTGTATGCCTCCAACAGCTTTTTCTTGTCCTGAATTCTAGATTGAATCATCTGAATAGCTTTTGTATCCATACAATTGAGCCTCCTAATATAAAATAGACTACATAACCAATTGGAATTGATTATGTAGTCTATAACGATTCGTATAGTTACTTCTGATTTTACAAAGTAGTTAAGATATTATTGTCATAGCAAGATTCATTTGTAGCACTTGTTACAGAACCACTACTGTTAGTAGCAACAATCAACTTGCCCTTACGTTTTGCATCAGGAAATACTTGTTGAATTTCATCCATATATTCTGCTGTCTTTCTATTGAGCTGATAGCCAGACTTTGTAGGACCTTCAGCATTATTGCCCTTGCCCTCATATACTGTGATGTAAACCTTACCATTAGGCTTTACAAGCTTCTTGATGTTATTCAGCACATTGATTCGTACCTCAGGTTCCTTGATAACATTCAATACATTAGAGCAAGTAGCTGTATCAGCACCACCATGCTCTCTTACAAGCCGAATTACCTCTTTGTTATGCTCTGCAGTTCTGTTATAAGGGTCATAAACTAGATTCACAACATCATACTGTGTGAGATATTCTGCAACATTGTCAAATTTACCTCCACCGTAATCAATGTTTACAGTACCAGGTTCAAAGCTTACCATGTTGAAAACCGCAGGGAGTCAATTGTTGTTGATGGAGGTATTTTCTGATGTGAATTCCTGACCAATTTCTTGGATATCATCTTCGTATTCAGCATCCGTTGCACCATAGATGTCATCGTCATCTTCATATCCTGAAGTGTAGTTGTTGAACCACTCATAAGCTTCTTCTTCAGAATCGCCTTCCCAGTCGGCATACGCAGGATCTGGTTCATATACGTCATTATCACCAAACATACAGATGTAACGAGAGCCATCAGAATTTACATACAAGGTATAATCTGTTAGCATACCGTCAGAGTCTGTAACTTGCTTGCTTTTGAGATAATCCCATGTTTCTTCGTCATCAGCTGATACAATTATATCGCTAGCACTATTGATTTCAGCTGTAATATTCAAGCTTGTAAGTTCATACTTAACAAGTGTTGCATCAGCATTATCAGCATAGTAATCACGAGAATAATCTGGATCACCGTCTTCATCAATACCGTAAAACTCTTCATCATATTCAACACCATCAATGTCAAATTGAAGCGTAATGATACCAGTTACACGATATTTACCAGACGGATATTTTTCCGTTACATGTTTCTTCATCAACTGACCATATATGATATCATACAAAGTATCTGCATCAATGACATTTACATTGTATTCTTCATCCTTATATTCACCAGTACTGTCAGGAGCAGGGTCAAGATTATACTTATCAGAAGTAAAGTCAAAATCACCATCATCATAAATGATAATAGGATCGTCAAATTGAACGTTAAGTTCGTAGGTAGAAGTATCTTCTACCTTGTACTCCTTAGGGTCACTAGGACCTATATCATACGGATTAGGAGGCATATAAGCAGCAGCAATATTTCTCTGCGATTTAATTATACGCATACAAGATCACCCTTTCAATTTATTACTTGTCTGCTTTCTTAGATTGGATATATGCTTCAATATATCGCTTAATAAGAGCTTCTATGTCTGTACTTTCTGATTTCAATATCTGATATGTTGTACGAGATAACCCGTTTACTACTTCAGTTATTGCAGATTGAAGTACTTCAGCTTGAGATTTGGAATCCCATTTCCCATCAGCCTTAAGCTGATTTACAACAGTCTGTTCCAGCATATCTACACTGGATGTAACAGTTACTGTTATATCATCTATAACGGACTGAAGCTTTTGGTGTTGTGTCTTATACTTCAACCAATTTGCAATAGCTGGGATGATAATAGTTGTAAGCGTAGCTCCTACAAACGTCACCGCTAAACTTAACACAGCAGATAAAATGTCATTATACATATGAAATCCTCCTTTTGTTTATGTGTGTTTATGTGTGTTAGGGTCATAATCAGAAAAATATGTAGTCATCAGCTCATGAACAAGTGTGTTATTATCATCAGCTGCTTTTTCAATAGTATCATTGAAATACAATCTTCCTTGGCTGTTGTACCCACATAAATAATATTCATGATACAGAATTATGAGCTGTTTTAGCTCTTCTTTATATTCTGTTTCACCATGATCAATTGCATCTTGTACTGTTTTACAATATGCTAATATGCTTGTCTGTAAGCTTGTTCGTTGAGCTGCCGATATTGTATCAACTTGTTTTGATATCTCATCAAACTTTTGAGAATTAGATTGTATACTTGTCTGTAACTCAGATTTAAGTTCAGATACAACTTTATACATCTCATTTACTTTACGTTTGCTAGGATTGATTTTCTCCCAGTTGTTTAGTACAGCAACCAATACAGCAGAAACTACTGGTAATGCTGCAATTACAATTCCACCCCAATCCATTATCAAACCTCCTTATTCTACAGGACGAATAATGAATTTGAGGTACTGGTCTGTTTCCTTATCGCAAAGAGGGCATATACCGGATACTTTTTCAACTCTTTGATCAGATTCAACAAGTGCAGAAATAAAGATGCCATGACAAGTGTCACATTCTGCAATGTAGTGATTTGCAATGTTGTTATCAAGATCAATATCTACATCGTCTTCTTCAATTTCTGTACCGTCAATTTCATCAAGTGTATCTTGAATATCATCAACGCTATCAGATAAATCATCTACAGTATCTACAAACTCATCTTCATCTTCACCATCTATATCAGCAGCCATAATAGGCTTACGTTTGATCCGAGTGGATGCTTTGATAGGTTCACCATCTTTACCATCTTCACATTCTGCATATCGTTCTTCAAGTGAAGCTGCAAATTCATCTACATCTCCACTTGCATATACATAATCATTTTCTACAGCATATTCCATAATGAAATCAAATTGTAGTCTTAAATCTGGACACAATATAGTAGCTGTTGCATATACTGTATAGTTATTGCTCAGTCGATCTACTTTGTTTGTTTCAAAAGTCATTGATTTGAACTTCATGTTATGACTTACTCTACCTAATGCTGCATTTATATCTTCCTGAGCATATTGCTTGATAGTACTTGGAATTCCAACCATGATAAAATATACCTCCTAGGAATTTATGTTCTTTACTATTAAAGGTTACTCATAAAATATAGGCGACCAAAATGGACGCCTATACCTCAAGGAGTAAATTAAATTAGGAAATGTCGATAGTTAGTTTGCATAATTTGTGATGGCAAGTTGATCTGCAAATTGAAGGAGATGAACCAATGGATAGTTCTCGTTTGCATTCTGAAGATCATTCATTTCAGAATCGGAAACATACCATCTTCCCATATGCCAACGAATAGCAAGTGCTTGCTGCATATTCATATAGACGAATCGCTGAGCAATATACATAGAGGAAACACCATGTCCAAACGGAATGCTTGTGTCCTTATGTTTGTATGCTGGAACCTTGTTCCAAACACCTGTAGATTCGTCTTTGACATTTTTCATATAGGATTCATATGTGCCGATTTTACACCAGTCATGTGCAAGTGCGACAATTGCAGCTTCATGCAATTTTACACTGCTGAAAGCCGGGAGCGACATGAGCTGATACACCTGATTCAGGACCTTAAGAGTATGCAGTAGCAGTCCGTTTGGAATAGCTTCGTGGAATCTTGTAGAAGCCGGAGAGTTATAGAAGTCTGTGCTTCTGAGCCAGTTGATACAACGTGCTGCATATGTTACACCGCTGTCGTTCGCACTAGACGGAACCTTGCTATGTTCAATGTGCATACAGATAGCACCTGCAAGGATCTTATCAAACAGATAGCACCTTGCATCGATACACGTTGGATCAGCATTGTCTGCCAAAAGTTTGCTGTCAATGAATCTACCTACTTCGTATTCAGGACGACCATCTTTGAAGATGTAGAATGCAGAACGAATCTTAGATTCAATATTGTCCTCAAATGGCCCAGCTTCTGCATTGAGATCTAATTCATCCTCAGACTCATTGTAGACAGCAATAGGCTTCTCGGAATCTGGTTTGTTGTAGTATACAGAAAAGCTGTTAGTAAGGCCACATCTGCAGAACCAGAATTCCAGATTACCAATAGGTACAATTGATTTCGTGTCAAACATGTTAGATACCTCCATATTGTTTGTGATATCATATATAACGAATCATGTTATAAGCAGTGATTACACATAAAAAGTGTGCAAATCATGTGACTTGCACACCGTTTTGGTTGATACAGATGTTAGATTGAACCTGAGGATTAGTCCTCCCACATATTAGGGTTGTATGTGAATTCCACCAAGTCAGACAGCATTTTGCCGATTTCAGCGTATTTGTTAGTCCAGTGAGTGAAGTCATCCCAGTATTCCATGTCGTCGAAGTCGAGGACCGGGAAAATAGCCTTCGGAGAATAGCAGTAGCTGCCAGACTCGATCACAGTTTTGATTTCAATCTTCGGCAGCATTTCTGCGTTTTTGATAGCAACAGCAGTCAGGTTGCAGTCCTCGTCCACAGTGAGTTCGTACCCATTGTTGTAGAATTGACCTGCGAGGCTGGAATAAGCACCGTGGTGCATGTTGTCGATGGAAATGTCGTTTGAATTAAGTTTCATGATAATTCCTCCTTTTGGAATGTCGATGTGTATATCCTACAATTATATTATAGCAAATTTACGACAAAAAGTCAATAGGTTTTGCTATATTTAATAGTTTATTTAGAATTGTAGGTAAAACAAAATAACGTGTAACATTATCTGCTACACGTTATATAACGATTATATGTTTATGAAATTATTCAGCCTTCAGCTTGCAGCGTGTCAGGTGAGTCTGTTTACAATTATTGTATACATCATGTGCTTTAACAGTACCTGTAATGATGCACTTTCGCACATCTTGGCTTCTCCATTCTTTTCCTAACAAGTCTGACAATGCAGAAGCTGTACTCCATAAGAGCACATTGCCATTTTCGTCTTCAAACTTATGCAGATATGTAGTCCCGTAGTAGCTATCAATTACATGAGTACATGTATGTGTTACACTCAATGTGATTCGCTCTTTGATTTCACCTACATACTGCTGTGAATCAAAAACAGCTCGTTCGTTAGCTTTCTTGATAAGATATGTTACAGCAGATTCATGTGCTTCAGATGCATAAGCAACTAATCCCGAACATTTTGTATACTTACCAGTAACAGCATTTTTGATGTTTCTATAGAACGCTTCATTGCTATCCATATCATCAGGATCAAAAGACTCAAAGAACTCAATTAGCTTTCGAGCCTTTTGCATTGTAGCGTCATCAAATATTTCATTGTTGCAAACACGTTTCCATGCGTGATGAGAAGTACGACCGTCATTGAGATATCCACCAGATACTTCGATGTCCTTGATACAAGCTGCAAGATACAGCTCAGTAGGTGCATACTGCATAACAAATGATGAATCAGACTTGATATAATACTCAAGTTGAGTTTCATATATGTCCTGAACTTCTGCATATGCTTTGATAACAGCTTCGGCACTAATTCCTGTGAAATCATTTACACAAGTAGATCCTACTTGCATCATATCGCCAGATGAATTTTTAAGAAGCACTGTTTTGTTACGTTTACGTTTGCTGTTACAATGTTCGCAGTAGCAATCAGATGACCAATATCTAGTTGGAACATCAGAAATATCATGACCGTTGATACCAATGACAATGTTTTTGTTGTCAACTGCTGACTGATCATGTTTGATGATTTGATTATGTTTGATGATTGCAATAGGTTCCCAGTCACCGATCTTGAGTTCCGGCATTTCAAACTGATAGTCGATAACGTCTACAATTACACTGCCGTTGTTCTTCCATGTGTGGTTGATATCATCTTCGATGTAGCATTTGATGCTTTCAGGATGTGTACCAACTACATTGAATGTGCAGTGCAGACCTTGTTTGTCGAGTTTTCGGGAAATAGCATTTATACGCTTTTCCAATTCGTGAAATTTATATCGTTCAACTGTGTAGGTTTTCATTTTAATTCCTCCTTTTGGATTTTCGATATGATAAGTTATCCTACATGTATATTATAGCAGATTTGTATCAAAAAGTCAATAGGTTTTTATAAACTTAATAGTTTATTAAGTACTTCAGATACAAATAGAAAAGGTGCAGCATTTTGTACTGCACCTTATATAACGATTTGATGATTAAGGACGTTAGTTATGAAGCTTACCTGAACTGATAGCATTTTGCATGAAATCTCTGAATGTATTTACATCACAATTAGATTTACGTTCAATATGATTATTAGTTATAGTGTAATCAATTGACTCATCAATGCTCATCTTATCAGAAAGATATGTTTTGTACCAGTTTTGAGTAACTTCTAAAAAGCGTTTTACTACAGCATTGTATACACGATTGAAATCGCGTTCTGTTGGATCAGACTTAACTGTGTACTCACCAACCCATGTGTTTGTACCACATGTATATAGCTCTAACTTAGTACCTTGCTTGTTAGGTCTAGCGGTTTCTACATATAATGATAAGCCGATAGTATCTAAACACTTATTACTTAAATTTGTAACAAATGATTTGATATCAGATGATAGTATGACATTACTAGAAGCTTTGATATATAATTTCAAAACATCTTCACCTCTTCCACATAAATTCAACATCAAAATCCCCTGTATAATCTAGATAAGTCTTTCGATTGTTAGGGACAGTTTGGATCTCCTTGTACGGAATATCCCATTTATCAATCTTATTTATGTTGAGAGAGTGTTTATCTTGATCTTCAAGATGTTTGATGTCGTTTATATCAATTATAAATGCACGTTGATGATGTGCAAACAGAATTATAACTACACCATAGACATAAGCAATTTTAGATTTCTCAAGCAGCTTATCATGTTGTGTTGGTGTAAGCATTGAAAAATCAAATCTATCTTCCCAAGTAGCTTTAGACTCAATGTAATACATGTTAGGTGCTTTGAACAATGTGAAATCACATATGTTCTTAGAACCATAGAAACCTGTCATTTGATCTGGTATTCTGTCAAAACAGTATCCATCATTTGGCCTGTCAAGCCACTCTTCAATTTTTTGTTCAGCTTTCTTGCCGAGTGTAACATCAATACCCGCCACTATATGCCTCCATCATATTCTGTAAACACCATATCCTTGATCAATGTAATCTGCATCGTTTCCATTGTATTCACAGCCAATTCGTTCATAAAGACGTTTTGCATCTTCATTATCTGGAGCTACTACAATATCACCGAACATATCAGCAAGTTTGTATAAAGCATTAGTACCAAATCCTTGATTTCTTTGATCTTCGTTGATGTCGATTCGTTCACAGTATGCGTAATTTTCATCAACAAGTACGCTGCAATCACCGACAGTTTTACCATTTACTACTATATTAAACAGATAATTGGTATAGCTATCTTCTTCAATTTTATCTGTTTGTAATAGCATAACTGAATCTACTTCTGATGATTTAATATATCTCTTCACAAAATTACCTCAATTCACTGATTTTAGATTCTGCTTTCTTACCTAGTGTTGTATCTATATTGTTGATCGCCACCCTCCATAATTCCAGTTAACTGTTCAAATAGAGCAGCAGCTGGTTCTACATTATCGCATAAATATGCAGCAGAAGGAGCACAAGTTTCTAGACCATAACCCTGATTAAACATATCGCCGTCATTGTGCCATCTGTATTGTAAACGCATCATAGCACGAACTAATTCACCGGCAGCTGTGTCAGATGAACCAGCACGAGGTACCATCAAATCAAATAGCTCTTGAAGCTGTTCACTTGCAGTATTACCAGAATTTACAATAGATTCAACTTGTTTATATAACTGTGCACCTTTCTGTTCACGAGCTGCTCTTTCAGCAGCTTCTTTTTCAGCAGCCTTCTCAGTATCATAACGACGTCTTGTATCTTTCTGAATGTTTTCATAACTATCGTATCCATACTGACTTGCGTCTTTAGGAATGACCATGTTGCCGATTTTGATGTAATCACTATCAGCAGCCATTACAGAAGATCAGTTTATACGTCTACCTCGTTTAGCAGATGCACATAATACCTTACGCTTAGAAATTTTCATAATAAATCAACCTCACTTTGTAATAGATTCAGCTATATTAGCAATATGACTTTCAAGGTCTGAACTGATAGTAGCAGCAATTGACATTGCTTGCTTAGCAGAATCTGTACCTCGTCTGTTTAATGTTTCAAGACCTTCTACAATATAATCAAAATCATCCTTGATGTTAGATACAATATCATCAAATGCTGACTCGTTTTCAGCAGCAGTTACAGGTACTTTCGAAGATGTGATTTTTCGCTTCATAAGAACACCTCATATTCACAAATGTTATTTAATACAATAAATGACGATTTTGTATTCTATCAGCTTATACATTACTTTCCGGAAGTTCCTAACAGCTTTTCAAACAGCTCTGGGTTATTTCGTAGATTAAGTTTGCCATCTACGATATAATTAGAGATATCAGACTTATCGCCTAATATTCTGTGAACTGCATCGTCTACTGTGTTAACAGTTAACAATGTATAGATGTTAAGAGGAAATTTAGAGCCGATACGATGACAACGATCTTCAGCTTGAATCTTATCACCAGGTGTCCAAGGTTCATCATAGAAGATGACGTTTGTTGCTACAGTAAGTGTATGGTTGACACCAAGTGCGCCAATGGTACCAAGCATAACTTTGTAGTCAGGATTATTGATAAACACTCGCTTATGCTTCTGTCTATCGTCTTCCGACATCGTACCAGTAAAACATGTGGTTTTGTATTTAGCTGCTACAAACTTATATAAGGTTTTGAGAGGTTCAACCCAGTTTGAAAACACAACTACCTTTTCATCACGTTCTACAATTTCTTCTAATAGACGCATCAGCTCAACAAGTTTAGCATTCTTAGAAAGATACTTGCTGTCAACAATGATTGACGGGTCAACAAGTTCAGGACTACCATTCACTTGACGCAGTCTTAAGAATGCAGCTAATGGATTCATAGATCCAATGATTGATTCTTCGTTTTCTTGCATCTCTACTTGAAGCTTAGAATAGAGTTGTGTCTGTGTAGGTGTATTTTCTACGTATATGTTATGATAGATCTTATCAGGTAAATCGAGTACGTCTTTCTTAAGCCTGCGGAGCATGTTGTGTTGTAACATAGTTTTGAGCTGAGGAATATTCTTGTAACCCATAACTTCATGGTCACCATATCCTCCATAGATAACAAATGTTTGACACCACTCATAGTAACTCTTTATACTATGAGCACCAATTAGTTTCAACGGTGTGAATACATCTGTAGGTTTGTTAACAATAGGTGTACCAGTCATTGGTATCCATTCAATAGCTGATCCAGTCATTTGTTTGATCTTAAGAACCGCTTTACCTTGTGCAGATTTAGGTGACATATTCTTATGAACTTCATCAATAGCAATCATAGCGAGTTCTTGCTTCCAAGCTAACTTAACTATTTCATCAATCAAGATATATTTCTTACCTACTTTAGCTCTAAGCGATTCAATATTAGTGATTAAGAAATATGGAAGCTCCGGTGCAGACTCATCACCGTACATATGTCCAGAAACTAAATCTTGTGTTTTATCTGAACCGGAAGTGCTGTATCTGACATCACCATTCCGTTTTTTACGAGTACCAAGTATATATGCAGACTCTTGCCCACGTGTGTGTTTTTCAATGTCCTCTTTCCAGCTGAACTTTGCAGAATTCACACAGCAGATAATCAAACAATGTTTGTATCCATACTTTTCTTTCTGATAGAGTGCATAGTTCATTACCTCTAATGTCTTACCCAGACCCATCTCATCCGCAAGCAAGAATCCGCTACATTTTCGAGATTTAGCATATTTCAAGAAATCAATCTGATGTTTGTAAAGATTTCCACCCTCCATAACATATTGATGCATATCAGAAATATCAACATCAGGAATCTGTGATGTAGAGTCTAACGTAGCATTTTCATTCAGATGTTCATCAGAATGAATGCTAACGCAATTCTCATAAATAGTTCCTTTGATTTCATTTAAGAACCATCCTAGATGCTCTTTCGGAATAGTCCATTTCTTTCTATCAGAATGCCATATACGACCTGGTACATTCTTAACATGAGATATTAGTAGTTCATCGTATTTGAACGTCAACTCGTACACATCACCATTTTGAATAACATGAATCATTTGTTTATCACCTCTAGTTATTTTGTAGATACATGTACAATAACGATTACACTATCTCAAAACTGTATCCCTTTACTTTCTTTTTGAATCTAATAGAATCATATACAGATGAATCTGACATACCTAATGCCTTACCAGCTTCTACTTTGTTTTTGTATATGACCCCTGTTTCAATACATCTTACACCTTTAACATATGTACCAGATTCAGATGAACTATAAACAGAAGAAGCAGTAGACTTGCTTCCGCCTACTGCTTCTATTACTTTAGATTTAGCAACAATCCTACCATCTACCTTGTAACGATAGCCTGCATTTGACATTGCATCAAGTTCATCAAGAGTCGGTACACATTCAATCGAATCTGTGTTCATTACAACTTGTCCGTTGCTGTTGATTACTTCAAATTTCATATGTATTACTCCTGTATATTATATTTTAATTGTATGCTTCAAACAGCGACTGGCTGTATGAGAAGTATGTATTATCAACATTACAATATGGTACCTGATCTCCCCATTCGTGATAATAATCAGCACGGAAGAATGTTACATATATCGGCAGCGTTGCACCATGATTAAGAACTTCCATAACTGCTTCTTCACAAGATTCACTGGGAGATGAATAAGCGAGTCTGCTTGCCACAGAATACTGATTGTTTGCATACAGAATTTCTGAAAGTGTATAATCAGAAGTCAGCATTCTGTTGATAACTGTGCTTGCAATATTCTTCTGGCACTCGAAAGACTCCCCACCGCCTTCCAGATATACAAGTGTGCTGAGTAACTCCACTTCATATTCTGTAAGGTACAACTCTGTGTTGCCCCATGTATTTCCACAATACCGAAGAAGCTCTGTGTAATAACAATCTGGTTCAGTTGTTGTAACTTCATAAGTTGTTGACGTTGTTGAAAGCGTAGACATAGAAGTAGCAGCTGTATTGAGCGTTGCTGCTCTTCCAGAAGTAGCTACTGTAGTTTCTGTTTCTTCATATGCTGCATATACATCCTGTGTTACTACATTGGATAAATCATCACTTTTGTCTTTGACAATTTCGAGGCCGCCTACACCAATTACTGCAAGTAAAGCACTCCATGCTACCATACGACGTCTTGTATACTTGTTCATTGTTATGTACTCCTTGTTTTTCATATTTCTATATGTAATAGATTATATCTACTACATTGTACATAACGATTCATAAAATAAGAAGTGCAGATCTGTGTGACCTGCACTTCAAATTCAAATATCGGCTAGTACTACTTTATGTTGTAGTAGACTTTGCTTAACGTCTATATATCGCTGATTTGAACTACCTCTGAATCTAAGTTCGTAGCTTTTTAGATCTTCAATAAACTTACCATCAATCAAGATATCTGTGCTATTCAATAGAGCTATCCAATCAGGATTATTACTAGTTATAATTTCTTCAAATGTATAACCAGTATACGTAACTATATTTAAGTTAGTGTTTTGCTTTATTAAATCAGCAAGTTCTACGAGTGGTTTAGCTTGTGCAAACGGTTCCCCACCGCTGAATGTTACACCATCTAGTAAAGTATTTGATGTAATTGTCTCAAATAGATCAGATATTGAAACTTCCTTACCACCATCAAACGAATGTGTTTGAGGATTATGGCAACCTTTACAGTGATGAGGGCACCCTTGTACAAATATAGTATATCTTAGACCATTGCCGTCAACAATAGAATCATTTACTGTTCCAGCTATTCGTATATTCATATTACAATAACTTGTTTACAGCAGCTTGTACTTCAGCATAATTGTAACCAGCAGCTTCAAGTTTCTTCTTACGTGCTGAACCGTTTCCCCATTTGCCTTGAATTACTTCTTTTGCAACAGCAGTTACAGATTTCTTAGTAGAAGATTTACCAGACAACAGTCTGTTTACCTCAACCTGAACTTCTGTTGGATTGTAACCAGCTGCCTTAAGCTTTTTAACACGATCAGCACCATTACCCCATTTACCAGCAATTACTTCCTGTGCAATAGCTGTTACAGATTTCTTAGAAGATGTAGACGTTACTTTATTCTTTGCTTTACAGATCCAAGCACCTGGAACAGATTTCTTCAAAGTAACATTTACTGCTGTAGAAGTTTCATTGTAAATGTAGTAAGTTCCAGGAGTAACTGTACGCTTGCGATTCTTATCAGATACAGCATCTGATGCTGACATATAACCATATACATTTGTTATTACCTTATATGTCTTATTACCGGTTGCAGCTGGCGCAGATGGCGCTGCATTACCACTGTTGGTAGAATTTATAAGCTTGTTTACTTCCTGGCAGATATAATTGATCTTCGACTTGATATAAGGTCCTGGGCAGCCTGTTGCAGCAAACATCTCATGAAGTGTAAGAGAACCATTAGGAGTTCCATCATAATACAACTTCGGAATGTTATTACGCTTGCATACATCTGCACACCATTTGATCAACAGAGCAAGATCTTCATCAGAAATAGGCCACTGTCCACCAGAAGAGGAGTTACCAACTTCAATAGTTACAGCTCTGTGGTCATTGTTAGCGTTTGAAGATGTCCATGCTCTATACTTTTCCTCAACTACAAGTCCAATTTTACCCTGACGTAACACATAGTTAGCAGACATATCTCTTGAACAAGTTGCTACATAATTGAGTAATGCGTCAAAGCTCATTACACCCGCAGCATGATGGATTGTTATCTTTGTAATCGGATACTTTCTGACATTATGTTTAGGCGATAAGTGTGTCTTACACACCAAAGGGCTATTTGTATATGCCATCAGTCCTCTCCTCCTTTACCATCTGCAAATTCTTCTTTCATAGAGTCTGGCAGGTTTTCAAATGAAAGATCACTGTCAATAGACTCAGTAAGACCATTTTCAGTTGTAAGTTCTTTCAGATCGTCCATGGTTGTACCTCCTCAAATACGTGTGATATACTTTGCAATAGATTCTACTGTTACCCAACCGCAGCAGCATCTTGGTTCCTCAACCTTGTATGCAGCATCTGTAATGCGAATACGTCCGTTTACAATACCATCTGCATAGATATACCACTTGCCATTTACTGTACGATTATATACAGATGTAAATGATGTGTTGTATACGCGTAGACGTACATGTTTAGGAATCTCGAAACCAGTACCGCCTCTCATATCAACATCAATCTGCTTTTCAGTAACAACAGGCTTATCTTCTGAAGATTTGACTTCCTTTGCTACCTTAGGATCATCTGACTTCTTAGTTGCAGAATCCTTCTTCTCAGCAGCCGTTGTATCAGTAGTTTTACGCTTTTCAGATTTAACAGACTCTACTTTAGTCGTAGACTCCGTAACTACTTCCTTATCAGCAGCAGGCGGAGTAATCAGATCATCTACAGTTGTATTCTTAGTTTCAGGCATATTGAATCCCTCCAATTATTAGTCGATAAGTGTATACCATAACATACGAGTCAAAACACGTACACGAGCTCTACGAGGTTCGTCTTGTATGCTATTATACACATATATAAGGTGTTTTTGCTTTTTACTATCGTAGTAAGAATCATATACAGCATTACATACTTCTTTATCAGCTATGTAACAAAACATATCTCGAATATATCTTGCTTCATATTCATCTTGTGCTTCTTGTATATGAGGCATTCTCTCTACTGCATCACCCCTTACTACACTAGATATTGCTTGAGAGTGCAATATACTATTATCACACTCCGCAGATAATTTTCTTGCAGCACCCATTATTTTCTTGACCTCAGCATAAATATTATCGCAATGTTCTAGCTTTCTTCTATATTCAGCATCTTGTTCCAGTGACATTACTACCCTCCTCTACATATGTAGTAGGTGCAATGTATATAACGATTCTGCTTACAAAGAAAGTTTATGTTCTTTCAGAAACTCATTCCAGAACCTGCGATATCCAATTTTGTTTCTAAGTGATTTTATGTTTGGAATCCTGCTCCATTGTACAGTACGGAATTTAGATATCTTCACATTGAATCCTGTATAATCAGGTTGTACAAACATCCATTTACTGTGATATATCTGCCCTCTTCCTTTGAGTAGCTTGTATGATATAGTATCATCTATATCATAGAATACACGTACACCATCTCCTACTGATGGCTCATGCCTGATGTCCCAGTCTGGACTACTTATGAGTGAAATAGACTTTGATCTATGTTCAAACTTCATAACAAAATGTTTTTCACCAATCAAGTCTTCGTAGTAGATGAAAGCTTCTTGATATAGAGCATCAAACAATTTACTCGGCATATATGTTATACATTTAGTACGCCATTCATCAAAATTAGAACAATGAGCATAAATACCGTTACCTACAATCTTAAGCATATGAATCTCCTTACATTAGTACTCTTGTATAAAGGTACTCAGAGTCTTTCTTCCACAGACGAATCATCTCGTCTAATAGATTTTGTACATCATGTGGGAAGTTGACATATAGCGTTTCGAGTACGCTTACATATGTTTTGATCTCATCACGTACCAGAGCATATCCTTGATCAGCAGTGAATCCTCCTTGATCTGTGATAAGAGATAAATTACAGCAAGTTGACAATGGATTAGGAGCAGGCTGCTTTACCTCTACAGCATACTCCCCGAACACGTCAATTTCGCTAGAGATTCTCCATAACAGATCGCTGCTACGACTACGTAGTTCAAAATAACCAGTTCCTTTAGCTGCCCAGTTGATGACTTTCAAGTTAGCCCATAACTGCATAGCTGACTGAATAAGCTGATTGATTGTACCGCATGTATCAAAACTATCGGTCTGTTGGATATCATATGAATCACCTTCATCTATAATCTCAAATGAAACGGGTTCAGATGATAGCTGAGCGATAAAAGCATCATCACCCAACACAGTTTCTAAGTCCTGTACAGCTTTACCTGGATCATAATTTGCTTTGATAGCTGTTAAGTTTACATCTACACCAGTTGCAGAGTTGATTGTTTGTAATGTAACCTTAAGACTCTTAGAACTCTTAACACCAGATGTGCCATTGAATATCTTCTTAAGTACATCATCAATCTTAGAATCAATATCAGATTCACTTACATCATCAAGCGTTGTTTTACCACCAAATGAAGATTGAATAACTACACTGAAGTGACCTTCTTTACCATCAATAGGAGAGATAGTAACTTCAGCAGTCTTACCGTTGTAATCAAGCTTCAACCATTGACCACCGTCCGGTAGATCTTTCTGACCAACAATCTTCATACCAGATTCGCCAAGCTTATCAAACAAGTTGAATAGCTTTTCTGAAATGTTCTTCAAGAAGTTAGTCAGCTTAGATAATGTACTTTCAGCTACAATAGGTTGACGTTTTTGTCGTTTAACATTCATTATAAATCACCTCAAATTGTAATAAAAGGCTCCTACGCACAAATGCCTAGAAGCCTTTTGATTGTACATGTTATTTAACGATTGTCTTATCTACGAGGAGCCCTACGAACAACTCTGCCGTTGCAGCCTCTAGATACAGCACCACGTCTGGTAGATGCAGAAACTGGTCTCTTAGAACGAGATACACGAGTAGAAGATTCAACTGCCTCCTCGTCGCCTTCTGCTTCAACAGTGAAAGCATCGTCACCTACATTGAATGTAACAGCTTCGCCCTGGTCGTCAGCCTCAACTTCAACAACTTCGCCAGTTACTTCTGCAACAAGCTCAGCAACGTCTTCAGCCTGGAACAGCAACTCTGCTGCTTCCGGAGCTACATCAGTTTCAGCCATTACTCTTCTGGAACCTCTCTTCTTCTGAATGAACATATGCGTTTCCTCCTTGTAATTACAAATAAATTTAATTTAAGATGACAAGTTTACTACCCTTCTCCTTAAGCTCATTGCGAATAGCTTCAAGCTCTGCGTTAGCTTCATTTAGAAGAGTATCGCCATCAAGTGAAACATTGGACCCGTCGATTTTGTATTTAGAACGAGAACGACCTAATGCTTTTTTCACATTAGCCTCACTCATCCTTATTAAATAGTCTATCCAGGTATCACTTTCGATCTCAGATACATCTTGATATATTGGTACATATCGGATTGTAACTGCGGCGGGTACAGGAGCCCTGTGCGCACAATAGACTACCTTGTTAAGTGTATCGTGTTTCCATTGGAAATCAGTTGCGAGACAATTTCGAACTTGTGCAAGTGCTAGCTCATTCATTATAGGGTCAATGTTGATCGATGTACCTGAATTACCGGTACTCGATGTATTGACAGATGCTGCTACTTGAAATACGTTACCGCTTTCTATAGAGCCTAATGTAAGACCTAACTTTGGATATGCTGCTTGCACATTCAAGACCCTTTTAGTGTTGATACCGAGCTTTACCAAGTCCAATCTAGGAGCATAAGGTACAGTCTTATCTACAGGAGTCTTCATATATCTCTTTAACTCACGAAATGCTATGTTAACAGCTTCTCTTATATCAAGCTGTTCTACATTATTATTTGCAGGTAGGCCTAACATGAATGCTACCTGACTAACAACTTCGTCTATAGTCATATCCGATAGACCTCCTTACAAATAGATAATTTTGGTGATAACTTACTTGCCGCCTTCGGTTGTGTTAGGAGTAATCTCAACAACGAAGCCCTGATCAGCAAGTGCAATACCTGCCTGTGTATACCAGAATGCTTCCATGTAAGAATCAACGTTGAATTCAACATACTTAGGACCGTTAGGTGCTTCAGCACTAACAGGCTTGCCGATAACAGCAACCTTGAACTGAGAAAGCGGTACAGGGAACGGGAATGATGTAGAAGCATAAGGTTCTAATACATCAATCTTGCCGAATCCTTCAATGTTTGTATCATAGCAAGTGTCCTTATAAGCTGCCATATCAACATAACTGTTACACGGGCAGTATACAGGGCAGATAGGAGATACAAATCGAATGTTTTCAGGATTTGCAGGACCATTGTATATAATCTTAACTTTATAGGTAGTTGCCATTTTGCATAACCTCCATATTATTTTATTTTAGATGACAGAGGGTATTGATTAAAATACGCCTGTGATCTTACCGCTGACAACAGTCGCCGGGTTTACAACCTTCATAGCATACATTGTAGCGTAGCCCTGCTGAACGCTGGAGTTAGCAAGACCAATTGCCTGTGTATCAGTGAAAGGCATATATTCGCCGAATAATGCAGAGTTACGTCTGATGTCGTTAGACTTGCAGCACATTACCCACTTGTTCGGATCATAAGACGGATCAACGTAGATTTCCATCTGATCAAGACGACCAGCCTTGTACGGACCAACAGTATCTTCAGTGCTATCAGCAGCGAAACCATCAATCATTGCAACATAAGCAGCTACGTTAGTTCCGACTACAAGTCTGTTACCACGAGAGAGTCTAGTTGCCTGATAAATAGCAGAAGATGCCTGATTCAGCTTGAGCTTGAACATGTTCAGATAATCAGAAGGAACAACAGAACCAGAAAGTACAGGAGATGCGTCCCAGTTATACTGCGGCTTGAAGCTTGCAGCCTTTGCAAGTTCTTGGAATCCCTTAGTGTTGATTTCAGCAGTAAGTTCAGAAAAAGCTGCTTCCTTTGCAATATCTGCAATGTTGCTACCGTATTCAGTCTGAGCTGCGAAAGCAGAATATACAGACCAATAGCAAGCAAGCTGATGTGCTTCAGCGATCAGATTGAATTCATCAAGCTGTAAATAGCCCTTGCCCATCTGAGCACCATAATCGCCTTGTGCATTCGGACCTACTGTTTCGTTATCATACTGATAAGTAGCTCTCATTGTATCGCCATCAGCAAGTGTAAGTGGCGTTGCACCATCAGTAGTAGGTGTAATTTCACCAGTGCTATAATCAATAGTAGCAATGGTCTTCTGAGTGCTGTCGAGAATCTCACCCATACCGTTATCTACATAAGATGTAGTAGTACCGCTGATATTAGTCTCGACTGTAACAGAACCTGGAAGAACAGGTAAATATGCGAAAGAAGTAAGAACAGTGTCAGCAGTTGCAGTCAATACACCAGAGCCGATAACTTCGTTCTTGACAACTCTGCCAGTGAAGTTTGGATCAAGACCCTGACGCTGAACCATCGGGCTAGAAAGAATATCACCTGCGTGAGTTTCGCCCTTAGTGTTTTCTGCGATGAACTTGAAATATGGAATCATCTGCTGTCGAGATTTCATTGCAACAGAACCGAAAACATCAAGGATCAAAAGCTTCTGTACAAATAACGGAAGCAGCTCCATGAATTCAGGTCTTGCTGCGATGTTGCTCGTATTAGTTGCACCCATGATAGATGCATGTCTACGAGAAGTTGCCTGCAACTGACGAACAAATGCCTTCTGTGCAGGGTTCAGTGCATTGAAGCTTGCCATTACCTTAGACTTAGGAGCTTGCTTGCTTCTTACACCAGAAGTAATACTTGTGCCAGCAGTAATCGGTCTACGGTTGATCATACGAGAACGAGATGCTGTCGGCCTACGAGTTGTTCTCTTAATTGCCATTTGGAATCACTCCTATTTATTTATTTAGATACATATAAGGTTATGAATAAATTACAATGTTGCAAGGTCATCATTGTCTACTTCGTCATCAAGGTATACTGGTTCTACAGTAACTGCAGACGGCATATTTATAGTGTTAGTAGCACCGGCTACAATATCTTGCAATTCGTCTACAGAAGTAGATGATTTAATAGACATAGGTGCTAGGTCAACTCCGAGAGCTGCTGCATACATACTTGCATACGCATTTTGGAAATCACCCAGCTGTTTCTTGCACACTAGAAGCTCATTTTGAAGTTCATCATTAGTTACACCCAGGTTAGATGCGCTCGCCTTAATCTTTGAACTTGCTGTGACGGTTTCACGAAGCTCAGATTGTAAGCTTGCAATAATTTTGTTCTTCTTTTTGAGTTCATTTGTACTGTTTTCGACCTTCTGCTTATATATAAGGTTAGCTTCTTTTTGGTCTGCTAACTGTGCACATAAGATAGCATTCTTATGCTTCAACTCGTCGCATGAAGCTGTTACGCTATCTAGACCAGATAAAGCATCATGCAGTTGACTTGCTGTAATTCGCTTCAAAGCAGATATTTTTCTACGTGAAGCAGATGAAATAGCAGCATTACGTTGTTTCATAGATTCAAGCTGTGATGCTAGTACAGATACATTTTGTAATGTATCTAAATACAACTGTGTCATAGCTTCAATCTTTTGATCACTGATATCAAGGTTATCATCTTGACAATTTTCAATCTCAGCTTTTCTACGGTTCATCATAGCATATTCTTCTGACTGAGGAGCAAACTGTGACTGAATGACATTGATTGTAGATGCACTTGTAATAGAAGAAAGATTCTTCCTTACAGCTGCACATACAGCTTTGTATTTCTTCTGAGTTTCAATGTTTGTAGAAGCTGCGATTTCAGTGAATGTAGGAATGGAATTTGGATATGCAGGAAACGATACAAGGTCATAACCCCTGAATACAAATGTATCAGGATCTACAGATTGATCAATGATATCACCTGCACCTCTTATGGATATACCAAACTTGACACCCGCATCTTGTAAGGTCTTTACAACTCGACCTACAGGTGTATCAAGTAGATTAAATGATGCATGTACTTTTCCATCTGAATTGAGTTCCATATCTGTTAACACAATACAACCGTCTTTGAAGTCCATGCAATTTGGATCTTCTGGATGTCCTAAGAATCCAATGAACCATCCATTTTCAATACCAACAGCATAATCTTCAGATTCAAGTACAGCTTCAATCACTTCAGAAGTAATATCAAGACCATTGTTGTTTGTGATGTTAGTATCAAGTGCTTCACCTTCATAGGTACCAAGTATAGGAGAAGAAGATGATGCAGCGTTAATAGGTTTAGCATTCTTCACATTAGCTTTCATATGAATCACTCCTTACTTAAAATCTTAGATGTAAGTCGAACAAGCCCACCTACAAGTAATGTTTTAGCAAATTGTTTTATAATGCCCGAATTTATAGGTTCAAGCTCAACCTCACCTGAATCTGACATTGACGAATATGCGTCTTGATTTACATCTTCTACATCATTAACTGTAGACTCATCTACATGAACCTCAGCAACGTTGTTTGTATCAATAGTGTAAACTGATTCACCTACGGTTACTTGAAGTTTGCCAGACACTCCGTCCTTAATTCCGATTTCATAATCTTCCAACTCTTCAATCTGTGTTAAGAGATCTAATACAGCTGCAGGAGTAAATACAATTTCGTCCACTATCTACACCTCCTACTCAATGATGACTTGTACATCGTTACCAATTACAACATTGTTAGCATACAAGCAGCCTCTAACAACTGAATCATTGCGAATATTGATTGTACCGTTAGGAGCTTCAACATAAAGACGCAGCTCATTACCAGTACCGCAGCTGAATGCAGGATAACTTCTACCATCAGATTCTGTTAAGTTTCCTCCATCACAGTATATCAATCCAGATCGTGTATCACCCTTATTTATAATGTAACCATCATCTGCTAACTGAACTCGTTCTTGTACATACATGAACACAGGTGTTGCAGGTGAAGCACTTACAAACTCAAAATAAGCATAATTACCACTATGAAGTAATTGATGTATTGCATAGTTACCAGGTTCTACATATATGTGAACTTGAGCATCCGAAGATGAGTTCATGTGTATTGAACCATATCCATGTAATGTCATTGTAGTTGATACGCCATTGTCTAAAGACGTTGCTGTAATATCTGTAGACTCAATTGTACCGACAATGTATCCAGATACCTTTCTACCATCAGACAATGATAACTGTACAAATGAGCTTGAGCTACTAGGTTGTACCTGTGATAGTATTGTAGCACAGTTTTCTGTTATTACAACAGAATGTCCTAGACTTGCGTCTACATGAGGTAACTCTTGTAGATTATCTGTTACATTTATCAATCGAATAGATGGTATCGTGTAATCATCTGGTAACTTGTGTAGTGAACCTCCACGATATATACCATATGGTTTTGAATAGTTAGACAACGAATGTGTTATACCTTCAGGTGCATACACATCAATGTCGAAATAATTACCACCGCTAGATACAATAGCAGGAACTGCTTCAGACGTATTTTCTCCAAGAATATAAAATGATGGGTCAGCACCTGTACCAGTTATAGAACCATCAGGATTTCCAGAAGCTTCCCAAATCAATCGTTCGCTAACTGCAAGTTTATTTGCAGTAATCTGTACACGAGCACCAAGATGTAAGCTACCAGTTGAGAAAATAGCATATGATGTAACTTCATCATCAAGAGGAAGATCTACTTTACTTTGAGCTCTACAAGTATCATAAATTGCATTGTCACTAGAAAGCTTTGCAGTTATTGTTGCATCACCCGCTACTAATGATGTAATTGTACCAGCTGTATCAACAGATACTACAGAAGGTTTGTTAGATGACCAGATTATCTTTGTCTCAGAATCAGGAGTCCATCTAACCGTAGATGTTGTACCGTCCTCATAAGTTGTTATGATATCTAGATCAAGCTTAACAGATTCACCTATATTCATTGTACAGTTTTCTTGTACAATATTTATGCGGATTTGTGGATAAGTAGGTTTAGGCTTGTTACCACCATGACAAGGACAATCAGATGATGGACATGTACAATCACAGTGCATATCCTTACCAATTAGTTGCCTATGGGAGCCTAATTGTATCTTCCATATTACCTGTACAACTTGATTTTTCTTTACTTTAATTATGTTACGCTTTAGCAGTTCACGATTCTCTGCTACAGTCATGTCCCAATTCTTTTCATCAGGAGGAGCAATTCTGTAACCAGCTAATAGACCATTGCTTGCAGTGTCTGTCCATACATCATTCGACCATAAGCCAGCTTCTGTTATGAAAACATAATCCTTATCAGGTTCTCTAAACTGTGCAAGTGCACCTGTAGAAATCATAGCACTATAAATGATATCAACTGTCTCTGCAATTTCTGCATTACATTCTGGTACTAGTTCTCTGTAAGTAATAGAAGCTCGAGGAAATGTATCCGATATAAGCTCACATTCAACAGTTTTAGGATTCTCTGTGTTTGCTGAACTACGATTTGCAAATACTGGACCAAGGCCTAATTTACTTCTGTTGTTATTACGATTACTATCATATCCGTCTGCACCATAGCCAGGCATAGTATCAATATAAGAAGTGAAACGTCTTGTCTCACTTCTTACTGTCTTACCATCATCTTCATATTGTTTATCGCCAATACCAGCAGGTAAACCAGTATTCACATATTGAATCTTTCCGTCATCACCAATTTCAGCTACTATCTCTTCGTCTTGAGAAAATAGACCCATAGTTCCAAGCGATATGTATCTTGGTATATGTCGAGATAACATGTGTGTTGCTTGATTTAAGATGCCATCACCTTTTAGGTAATGTGCTATACCAGTAAGCATTGAATTAGTAGCTTGGTTATGACCAATATGTTCAGATACTAGTTCTCCCGTTGCAGCATCTAACACCTTAAATGTTACATTGTATTTAACACCAAGATCTTTAGAACATTGAACTGAATCTAACTTCATTGTAATCACCTACTTTCTATATTGGACTTACGGTATTTCAGAAGTTGTTGATTCTTCATCATGTGTAATTGTTTCAGTAGTTCTGTAAGAACATGTACCTTCTATACCTAGTTCGTATTTATGATGTAAACTACCATCAGATGGTGTATATACTCTTCTATGAAGATTAGGATGTGTAAACCCTACATCATCTTTTGCCTTAGCTTCAGGATCTACTACTTTAGCATTTTCGCTTACTTTAGTAGCAGGTCCTTGACCTAATTTAGGGTATTTTTCATTGAATATATCTGTAGGCATACGAACACCTCCATGTATTTATTAAAGGTTAAGATGACGATTTATTTGTATCAATCACGATATCACCGTCTACTACATCAGCCGATTTAATAGTTCCAGCATCTGCATCTGTAACCTTTGTATACTTAGTGTTTGTATCATTTAATGATATTGAATCACCAAGTGAAGACATAACAGGATTTACAGCAGGTCTAGGATTCAATATATCCTTACTGCGATTTGGTTCTACAGTAACAACATCATACTTACCGATACCAGAACCCGGAGTTGATAATTCGTCCATGTGTTTGTCATATCGTAAATTGACTCTAGGTTTATCTGTATCTCTGTACGGAGGATTCAAGTAATCCATTGGTACCTCAGTATCTACAGACTGAGGCTGATATCCTAAACTGAATATAGGATCTATCAACGCCTTGACTATTTCCTCATTATTTGACATCTGTAGTGAGAATAATGAACGATATCCAGGATCACAACCAGGACCTTTACCGTTAGGATACATACCAGCACCGCTACCATATTCACCGTCACCATAAGTATCATCCTCATAGTCACTATTTCTATACCAAACTGGATTACGAACATGGGTTTTATCGTTTGTAGGCATAGTATCTTCATGATCAACAGTTTTTTGTAAACGAGCATAATCTTCTCTGCGATAATGACCAACATGTGTAGGTCCTATAGATATTCCAAGCTCTGCTGTATGTGTAAGACGAGCATCTACTGTAATTTTAGTACGAGCATCGAAGCGAACTCCAGCTGTTTGGAATAGAAACATTCCAAGCGGTCTTACATACTCAATACAAGCATCTAGCGGTATCTTAGTAGAGAAGTAAACTACATCAATATATCCTTCTGGAGTGTGTGCAGTTACATATACAGAGTTTACAGGTATAGATGTATCCTCAAGTCGGTTATATAAAATTTCTTTACCTTCATGTGACACATTATATTCATTGGTATAGCCTTGTGCTTTCATTAAGATAGGAAACTGTGCAAGATTAGTTTCCGCAGCTAATGTTACACCATCTTTACTACCTCTGTTCCGTATCATAGACATGAAATACAATAGTACAAGTCTATTGAATGATGTAGGAAGGCGATCATCATACTTGTATCCCATAGTATCTGCAAGAGCCCAGAGTAAATCTTCTGGGCATTTTAATGGATCATAAAGATCAAAGAAGTTCTCTGTGTCATATTTTACCTTACCAAGAGCTTCTTCAAACCATTTACAGAAGAATCTGAAATCTGCACTTTCTTTGTATATTTCAGGAAGTGATATGTTTTTGATATCCATATACTTGAACCTCCTTATTTAGATAGAACCCAATCAGGTGCAATTCGGATGTTAGGGTTAGTAGCAAGTGCTCCTGGATCTTTGTATTGAGCAAATGAAATAGGATTGAAATACTCAATATCATATGTTATGTGCATTGTGTTACCAAATTGATTTTTCACGAATTCTTTATACACAATAACTGGATTTTTTAAGCTTCCTGCATCAAAGTACTTAATGCGATTATCTGCATTCTCAATTACATCTACTACTTCCATGACAGTAGGCTTCTGACCAAATTCACGATTAGCAGGAGAGAAGTACAATGCTAATGCCTCTTTGACACGAGCAACAATGTTAGCAGCTACATCTTGAGATACAGGATTCTTCGGATAAATTTCACCTACTACATACCAAGGGAAGATTCTTGCATATCCAAACTGTAAATCAACAGACATAGCACCAATAGGTGTGTAATCCTGTATAATACCATCAATTACATCTCCTGGCATCTTGTATCGTTTGAAACAAGCTTGTTCCATAGTAGGAGATTCCCATGTAGGATTAGGTTTGTTTAATGTTGCAATTGTATTTTGTCCATATGATGAAGATTCAAAGTCATTATATATAGCAAAACACATTGCTGTGTATGTTTTGAAATTAGTTGCGAAAATAAACTTATTTGGATCTACAGGGTCAAAGCCTAACTTCAAGATGTTTTCCCAATCAAACATATCATTATCATTCTCAGGGAAATCATGATATGTGATATACATCTTGGACTTTTGATCATCCGTAAGCGACGTATTTTTGTAAATAGCAAGGTTGATTTCCAATGCTTTCTGGCAATCAATGACAATACCGCAATCAACACCGGGTTCACGCTTGATGAATCTATTATAATCAGGAATAGTTATCAAGCTGTCCCAAGTATTCACATAATTACGACTGTTAACATATGCTTCTTTTGCAGATTCTGGACTTTTACCTGTAACTGTATGAGTATGAGGAAGTTCTGTAGTATTTGACAAATTAGATATAAGAATACCATCCATACTTGTAGGATTTTCACTACCACCATATCCTGCAGGTTTTGCAGGCTGGAAGTTACCGAGTACATTCTCACTTACTGAACCAATTGCACCTGAACATTCAATCCAATAAACAGTCAAGTAGTTATCGTTGTAATTTTCAAGCTGATTTAGATAGTTAGATACTTGAATCTGAGCATTACTATAGTTATCATATGTAACAGCGAATCTTGGTTCTGGAGTTACAAATTCGGATGCAGATTCTACCTGCTTCCAGTTAGTATTAGCATAACCATCTGAAAAATTAAGAGAAGTTCTTGCTTTCATCCACACAGCTGTAGTATCAATATGCTGAGATGGTAACTTGATAATGTAATTATTAGCTTTGACCTCAGATACTTTGTATGATACTTGACGTAATTCACCTTCAATTGCTACACGTGTAACCTTTTCACCAGGATTGAGTGTAACTTGGTCATACTCTTCAAATGTATCTACAGCAGATGCAATTATTTCTCGCTTACTACGAGTTTCTTGTGCACCATATTCATGTGTTCTAGGAAGAATGTTGTATGTGATAACACGAGGCTGCTGTGTTATGTCTGTATAAGCATTCAGTGTGCAGAAGTTTTCCCCATTGAAACCAAAATCAAGAGTAATAGCATGCTCAAGATTGTTTACAAAAGTTACTTCTGTTCTTGCAGCTGTATACCAACCAAGTGTATAACCTACTAGCCCAAAGATTTTCTCTGCATTCTTTCTTTGTGTAACAGATGGACCAAAAATCTCATTTGCAAGCCAATCTAGATTAACACCTAACATATCTGCAATACTTGCAAGGAATTTACCAAGTACAACGCCAGGGTCTGCATCTGCCTCAGGTCTCCATAATTCTGTGAGCTTTGGAACTAGTTCCCAGAATTCTGACATGATAGACTCATAATCTCTACTTGTATATTTAATCATGCCTCTTAAATTATCTGACATAGTTTACTGTACCTCCGTTTCTTATTTATGCAATTCTTTGTATGTTTCTTGACCAGCATCAAGAACAGACTGTAAATCTGATATGTCCACACTGACATTATCACCAAATACAGTCTGAATACCTACTGTCATTGTAAGTCGATTGTACTTTTGAGCAGCTAGGTCATCTTCTACACCTGTAAATAGTAATCCATCTGCAAATGATGTTTTATCAGGTGCACAACATGGCTCATGTAGACGTAACTGTTCTACAATTCTATCCTTTAGAATAGCTTTCTCGTTCTCAGTATTATAATGCCATAAATGACGTTTCAAACCTACACCAAAATTAGGATTATGATATAGCTCTGTTGGTTCTGTCAATATAAGCAACCTAGATCTATTTACGATAGATTCATTATCAGACAGTACACCTACTTTGTTTCGTGCTACATCAAACATGTTTGGAAACGATAAAGAATTCGTCATTACTCATCAACCTCCTACATTAGTTGCACCTGCATTGTAGCTACCACCAGTTAGTCCAATGACAATGAAATCATTGTTTCCCTTATCTAAAGATGCAATAGCAACTACTTCACCCTCTTGAGGAAGGTGCGGTAACAACAAAGACGGATACCAAGGTAAATCGTTGTCCAACACATAGTTCTTAATGGTTTTTCCTTTTGCATTAGACTGTTTATATGGTCCATGAACAGATGGTATTCGTACTTTGACAGATAATGTACCGTCACCTGCATATTTGTATGCCTTTGCATACCCGTATGTAATCATTATATATCACCTCATGATAAGTATGGTCCATGATTTATGATTTTAGATACTTTCTTCCCCTTCCATCCTGTTAGATCTATTTGTGTATGATTATCTTCATTAGAAGAAGAAGTACCATTTTTCTCCCACTCAATAATATCGATTGTACCATTGCCGAATGAATGTCCGTACTCATTACCAGACTCACCCTTCAATGCAGGATTAGCACCTTTAGAATCAGCTACAATGCAGTTGAAAGATGTACCATCTTCTAAAACAACAGTTACTATATCACCGGTAGTACCTAGTGTTAATGTAATAGCTATGCAGTAATATCCACTTATAGTAGCTATATTTCTATCGCTAGGCCTACCTTGTTGTGCCCATATATCTGCTAGTTTTCTTTGAACACTACTTCTTGCCCATATATTAAAGAAATATGGGTAGTTTGTGTAGTTAGCTGTTATGCCAGCTTGCCTAACAGACGATGGTATGTTATGTGTTACAGCATTACCAGGTGTTTTACCTGACTGTGTTTTCACTTGCGTAGCTATACCACCACCATAAGATGTTTGCTGAACTATACATTTAGAAAATAATTCAGCAGCAGATGCTTGACGTATCAAAGATTGCTGATCTACATATGCTGGAACTTCAAATTTTCTAACAAATACATCAGCAGCTGACTTTGCACCTTCAACTGTATTAGGTACTTGCTTTATAGCTGCTAAAACAGACGTATAACCATTATTTAACTCATACCAAAGATACTCTAATTGTCCAGTTAAATTTGATGCCCAATCGTCACCTACCATACGCTTCATAGCAGTTCCACGCTCATTGTGCCACTGACATATACCAAAAGACGTACCATAGTCACCTACAGATGCTGTGTTGTATGGAGGTACAGATTCATGTTCTACGTTACCACATATACCACAAGCTGCTGCTGCATTTAGACCTTTTCCCATAAGAAATTCAATTGCAGCTTTAGCACTTGGATTGTCGATACCATCAATAGATACATTACCAACAGCGTCGCTTGAAACTGTGAATCGAGAGAACATTTCAGCTAATCTTGATGTGTAGTTTATAACAGACAATTTTATCCTAGATGTAGATATAGAAGGTTTATAATTACTATCTAAGTAGCCTATCTCACGTATCATCGCGTCTTCTCTAGTATTCTGTGTATTATATAACGAAAATGCAGCACCGCCAGCAGCACCACCTAATAAAACATCATTTACACTAGCACCAACTAGAGACCAATTAGGTCTATAATACCCATTTATACATTTGTAGTTTATATCATACTCTTTAGATTTTATTGAGCTTGTGTGTCTATCCCATGTACCAGTATTACCTTCAACTGTATGTATTGTAGTACCATCACAATCTGTCACTATACCAATATGATCACATGAATATTTAGTAGGATAGTGATTCTCCCATCGAAATGTGATTAAGTCTCCAGCTTGTGGTGTAAATACACAACCTTGATAAGGTCCTTCATGATAAGTACCCCAACCTTTATCTACACCTGCTGTAGCTAGATATTCAGAGCTACAGCTATTCGGAATCAGAACATCTAATATACCTGCAACCTTTGCACACGATGCTACAAATGCACCACACCATTCAATATCACCACAACCAATTGTTTCCCTTACCCATTCCTGTTTTTTACCTATTTGAGATTTTGCACAATTTATGAATTGATATAACTTACTAGCATTACCTGTAGTTGTACCAGTAGTGCTACTAGATACAGCTGGATTACATATGAAACCTTGTAGATGATAATTACCGCTCCAGGTATATCCTGGCGGTGATAATGTTTGTGTATAGAATCGTTTACCGCCATATGCACTGTTAGATGTAACTATACTACCATCGGCATTTATTTGCTCTACAATAGCTACGTGACCAGCTTCACCAGGTCTGCTCCAACACACTACAGCACCTAACTGAGGTTTATCACTTCGAGTATATCCATCGCTAGTATTTCCATACCAAAGTCCTGCATTATGTGTAGATAGATTACATGATGTAGCATTCATTATTTCCATGAATCTACCATATGCGTATCCTACACAGTTAGGTAATACAGAACCACCAGATATGTTGATACACTTGTTATAACCACCTGAACCTGTAGTTTTCCAATATGGACTAGAAGCAGGAGGGGCATCTAATCTAGGAACAAAGCTCATGATATCACCTCTTTACTGTTCTGTATATGTTCCCTTCACAATGTAATTGTATACACACTTGTATGTTTTTGTGTCGTAATGTAGACCATCAGACGAATTGAATGTATCACTTACCATTTTGCTGAATACATCAATCAATGCTATATTAGGATTCAAACCAGTTTTAAGCTCTGCATTGAAATCTTGTATGTCAGGCATAAGGTTAGTATAACTTCCAGATGTAGGTCCTACTGTAGCTACAACAATCTTACAATCTGACATACTCATACATAGATCATTATAAGCTGCTATATATTTATCTATATTACCTAGATCATTAACTCCAAACCAGAATACAATATTTGCATTGTGATATGTATTCTTGATATTTGTAAGTTGTGAAGTCATGAAATTGTAGCCAGAACCTACCTTAGCAACAAAGTCAATGTTACCAACAGCACTGCTCATTCCGACAGTTCTAGAATCTCCTACAAACAACCAATCTGTATAATTGAATGTTGTGCTACTTGTTCCAGATGATGTGTATATTGTATTATTTATTACAGGTACATCACTTGCCTTCGACTCATCAAACATGAAGAATTCTGGTGACAGTATTTGTGATAGATGTTCAGATTCTTCTACATGATCATTGAGCCATAAGTACCATACATTCTGTCTTTTTTCAGTCCAGTCAATACGTTTCATTTGAGCTCTAGTTGCATATAGACCTATCTTATCTTTTAGACCTAATGCTTGTAAAACAAATTCATACCTATCTATAATTTTGTTGTTAGTTGCTCTATCAGATGATAGATTGATGTTTAGCCATATGCCATACGGTGGAGTATATTTTTGAATGATACGTGTTAGCTCTTTAAGCTCTTTATTAGCTTCTGCTACACTATGAGCTCTCACATCTGCAACTAATCCATAATCAATCGATGCTTTACCAGCACCTACTACTTGACTATCAATGAGTGGATTTGAATACAACTCTACTTCTTGATGATTATCGTTGTATAGTCTACCAGCTTCTATCATTACAATACATACGCCAGATTCTTTAAGCTTATTAAAATCAACAGATTTTACATTTCTGTCTATTGTTGCAACATAAGGTGTAAATGCAGAATAATCAATAAGAGAATCTACAGATATAATAGAAGCGTTTTGACCTAACCCAGCAGCTGTTACCTCTCCTGTAAGTGGGTTTGTAACATACTGCAATGTACAAGGTTGGCCTAAACGCTTGTTTACCTCGTTCATTATTTCAGGAAATTTTGCAGATAAAGTAGTTCCAGGACATCCTGTAGATGCAAACCACTTGTGCATTGTTAAGTTTCCTGACTTATCACCTGTATACTTGATAGCTGTTATGTTATTACGTCTACAAATATCCTCACACAAGTTTATGAGTGATTTATATGATTCATCAGAAATAAGCCAAGGTTCACCATTTGACGAGTTAGACACTTCTATAGTTATAGCAACCATATCATTATCTCTGTTAGATGTAGTCCATGCTCTATATGCTTCAGGTATGAATAGCCCAATTGATCCATCATATGCAATAGCATAATTCCAACTTACTTCTCGACTTGGTGAGTGCATTATGTTTGAAAACTGTTGTAATGTTAACTTACCAGCTGCATGGTGAATTGTTATCTTAGATATAGGACCTGTTCGTTGGTTGTAGTTACTTGATCCTGAATCAACATAACTTACTAAGTTTGAGTTCGACATTATTCAGAATCCTCCTTACCATTAACACCAAATTCAGATTTCTGTGACTCTCTGAGTGCATATGGTATACTAGTTGTATCAGCTCTTTGAATCTGCGACCAGTCATTAGCATTCAGTTTAACTGTTCCATCAATAAGTAATTCAGGGTTGTGTTTGAAATAAGTATTAGATCCTACTCTTACAGGCCACATAGAATCTTCTTTTTCAGAAGTTAGATATTCAAAATGCACAAACTTCTTAGCAACACCTATCAGTTGACCTTGACGTATAACATCACCCTCATGTATGCAAGTACTAGACATATTTGCATATCTGAGGGATGTTTTAGCGGTATATTGAATAACAACAGAACATAGGCCATTTCCCATATCACCAATCTGAGTAACGACACCGGATTGGAATGAGTATATTTCTGACCCTTCTATATCTAAACCTGTATGATAACCACCATATACTTTGTACCAATCATCTTGGTCATTAGATATGTATGGAACTAGTATGTTAGTAGCTGATCTTGTAAGTATTGAATAAGAAAGTTTCTTATAGATTGCCATTGATAATTTACCTCCACATATTATAAAGACACTGTAGACATATGCTCAAAGTTTGGATACATATCACCTAGGTCTACTTTATAAGGAGTAATTATATTTTTTGTAGTGCTGTAAGATGATGTAGCATAGTTTCCGCTACCAGCTACATATATTCCTTGAGAAGTTGCTACTTGATTTGCGCTACTCATTACTAGTCGCTGTAATTTCAATGTAGTTAAGAATGTTGTGCTGATAGTATGACTTACAGATATTACACTATAGATTCCTGAAATAGGTGACAGTGTACCACCCATCATAACTAACAACGATACAGGCTGAGCTAATTCATATTGCTTTACAGCACCTGGAATAGTAACAGCAAAATCACCACTGAACTGCGTTGCAAGGGCATTTATATCATTGATAATGTTAGCAGATTGGAACACTTGAGCTAATGAACTGCTCCAGCTATTGACGACTTCTGCACCCTGCATTATAGTGTTACCACTGCCATCTACAGCAAAACCAACTTGAGTGAAATTCATGTTCGACATATTATATGCTACACCATCATATGTACCAGTTAATGATAGTATGTTAGTGTTAGATGTCCCAAACTCAAGTATATCTTTACTCTGTGCAGATGTAAGTCCTGCATTACTCTTATAATGTATAACACCAGGTCGTGTCATAGTAGGTTCATCTACCCAGTAACTAAACGAAGAACATTGAGGAGTTGTATCTACATTACTTGTTTTGAGAAAATCACTTACTGGTGATATAGATACATTATTCATTATCTGGCTCAATTTTCTGTATGGATATTTCAACCCAGCAGCATCTCTAGATGCACTATACGATTTAGATAACGGTAGAAGTCCTGGGAAATCATCATAATCATCTTCCCCAGTGAATTCTCCTCTAACATACTTATTGAAGCTTGTAGTAAGAGGACCATGACTTACTAATGTAGGTGCATCATTTCTATCTACATCTAGTTCATAATAAGATGTAGCTTTGGTAGCTTGTGCGAGTGCTACTACAATAGCAGATGGTTGGACAATTCCGCTTATTGCTGGTATTCTAAGTACAGGCATACTACTTTGTAACGATAGTGTAGCATATCCTGTTAACTTATACTGCATATACATACCGTTTGTAGTAACATTGAATTTCAATGTGAATCCTTGATATGATTTGTATTCTGCAACATTACCATATTCATCTAACCAGCCAAAAATAAATGCAACTGGTATACCACTTGAATTAGCATACTGACTTGCGGACTGTGCGGCACTATATAACAACGCTTCAAATGCAGCTACATTTATTTTCTTATCTGTATCACCGCCTACAACACAGTTAAGTGTCCATGATGTCATACTAGCAATTTCACTGTTAGCAACGTCTAGTGATGATACTGGACTAGGAATTTTTAGACCAAACTCTGTTAAGTTAACACCAGCAAGTGTGAAATTTACAAATGGTTGTTTTTTCATGAATTATCACCTCCTGCTATGAAGTATACACGAATTATTCTGAACCTAAATTTAGCTGTAATGCTGGTATAGCTGCAAGCAGCTCTCCATTGTTGAATAGATCGGTGAAGTTCTCTAATATCCTCAATCGTTGACCTTCACTTACTGTGAATCCATCTTCAATACCATTGAAATACGCTACTATCCAACTATACTGTGCAGAACCATAGAACTTATATGCAATAAGGTCAAGGCGATTTTCTTCCATACGAGGTACATCATAATATTTGAACTTTGCATTACTTAATATCGGATTAGGTGTTTCCAGTGTTATGAATCTATCTTCGTCACCCGGATTATGTGTAAGCTGTCGTAGACCTTTGTATCTGCTGATATGGTCAAAGTCATAACAAACATTATACTGGATACCTGTATGCTCAATTGTCTGATATGGTACAAGCGTATTATAATATATAGGCTTATAAAATGGTATATTCTTTTTCTCAAGATACTGCTCTAGAGCTTCTCCCTCTGGATATTGCTTTATACCATGTTCATCTTGATATTTCTTTATATCTTCTTTCTCTTGATCAGTCAAATCAGAACTTGTTCTCATCCAATCAACCCCTTCTCTAATACTTTAGTATAGTTCAAAGGTTCAGGTGATACCTCTGTGATTGTTATACTTAACTTACATACGAGTGGAAAATCATCAAGTCCAATAGGACCATCAAATGATGTTTTGACATCAGTCATTATACCAGAAATGATTGGATCCCCTGCAATATACAGAGTAACTGTTGCAGTATGTACAGCAGCTCCTTGGAATAGTGGGTAGCAATTAGCTTGACAGAAACGTATAAGCTCATTGCATTTACCATCTCTGTGATCACCAGTCCACATATCTCTGTGCATCTTGAATGTATACGTGTTAGTTCTAGGTCCTGAACTTTTGTATATCTGCCAAGGTTCATATTGATACAGCGTATCTGGCATATTTTCGTAGTTAGCTTTGATACCATCTTCAAACTCGTCTGGATAAACAGGAAAATCAACAGATTTATCACTCAATGAAGAATGTAATGTTATGAGTCCCCATGGTAATTTGAACCATTGAATAGTTCCAGTTGATGCAGTAGTGTCTACAATTGTCGATCCTTTACGTGAACTATACTCGTTGAGTACAGAAGGATCTATTGAAGCTGACTCTTTGAGCATAGCAACTGTCTTATCATAAGTTACACGAGATACTGGTTGACCATCACCGAGTATAGATGTCGAACTTGGTAGCGTTATTGTTTCAGGTATCTTAAGCGTATCAGGTAAACTACCAGTTGCTTCTAAGTATTTCCAGCCGCTTTCGCTTAATAATAAAGCAGTTTCAAATACATCAGAATCAGAAGTCATTGTATTCTTTGTCTGAGATTTTACAGACTCACGAGATTGAGCTGAATCAAAATTAGCTGTATATGCAGCTCCAATGTTAGGTGTACGTTCTATCATATTTAATGACAGAATAGCGTCTACATTACGAGCACCTACTTGTGATATTAACTCAGACAATGTAGTAGACTCTGTTATCTTCAAGTATTGCATATGTCATCACTCCTTTATATCGGAGACGCATCAGATAACCGGATACTCTTTATGATATGAGGCTCACCAAACATCGTAGGTGGTCTTAGATTCTGACATCCAGGACAATCTGTAGACTTTACACCATTAGCATTATGTTCCCAAACATCAATAAGTGTATTTCGTATCCATAACTTACTTGTTTTATAACAAGCTAAAGCTGCCTCTGGAGTAAATTCATCATCTATGTTATCTGCACCTAATGGTTTGATTAGATCATGAACATCTAAAGGACCACTTTGAATGCTTATTACTGAGCCTAACATATATGAATACACCCAATCAGGCAATATACATGTATCATCCTTAGTAGTTTTGAGTTTATTCATATAATAACGAATGACACGCTCTAGGCCCTCATATGGCGTCTCTTCAATTTGATTTCCATCCTTATCAAGAATAGGCTTACCCTTACAATCTTTCAATACATAAGGCTCGCTTAAGTATGATGCCATGCTACGTGGATATGTAACATGGAAGTAGCTTTTTGACTCATCTTCTTCGTTAAAAAATGCATCACACATTTCAGCATCTGATATGAGATGGTATGGATAGTTAGGAAGATAACCCTCTCTAACTAAATGTATTTTGATAAGGTCATGTATATACATCAAACCGCCTCCAAATTAAGAAAGAGTATATCCTTCAAATCTATGATAAGTTTGTGTATCCCAACCATCAAGCGACATTGTTGTAGCAGGATCTAACCCCTCTGTTCTAGATATATAGAATACATCACAGAGAAAATGAATCTTACCATCTACAAGTGTACCTGCTTTATTGTTTGCAATATCAAGACCATCATAATATGGAGTAATCATTGTGAATTTTGTATCTTGAACAAGCATTCGCTTTGAAGTACTATCATACATTGATGAATACGCTACTACAAAATCACCAGTTATTTTTACTGGTTTATCAATACGAGCTAACGGCATATCAAGACCATTACCAGTTGGGAAATCACACTTTCCTGAGATTATAACTTTACCAGTTTCTACATTAGCTGTACTTGAATTTTTGATAAGAACAGAACAACCTGTAACCATTCCGTGTGTATCAAATGTTACACTTTTCAACGCATATCTGAAATGGTTATCGTTAGGAGTATCCTCTGTCCAGTAACCTACATCTTGACCTACAGGTGGAATTCCAATCTCTGTAACAGTCAACCCATCAACCATAAGGTCTGGCAGGGTAGATAGGTCTTCCCCATCAACTGCATATTTCTCATACCATAATTCAAGATTTTCAATATTACGTACCCAATTGAGTACACCAGAATCATAATACAAGTTACAACGATACAAATTGATTTGAGGACCACCATTTGTAGATATCGGAATATTACCAATACGGATCTTCTCACAATTACTGATGTTGATAGTTGTGTTAGAATCTATTTCACCATAGATGTTAACACATATAGATGTACCAAATCTTGAATCGATGTCACCAAGGTTGAGTGTAACAGGTTCTTCGGATTTAGATAAGTTGAGATTGATATAGATAACATGAGGATGTTCAGACTTTTCAATATGAGAAGCATTAGGAAATGCAACTCGTTCATTAACATATTCATTGAGCAATGACTGAACCTCTTCATAGCTTATACCAGCAGGAGTTGTAAAATCTTCGCCAAGCTGATATGCTAAAACACCTGTACGCAATAATGCGTAATCTAGTAAAACAAGATTACCATTGCTATCAATGTGTACATATCCCTGATCTAATGCAGTTTCTTCTACATCAATGAATCCACCGATTTGAGATGTAGATGCTAACGGTATTTGACCTGTGAGCATAATTGGTGGTACAGTATATTCTCTTTCAGATGTAGCTGCTACTCTGTAGTATACATATGCAGTTACAATACCAGTATCATCTAGATATTCGATAGTAAAATAATCAGAATTTACAAGCCCTCTGTATGACTGTGTATCATAACCAAAAACAGATAACAATACATCATCATTAACATGTAGTTTATCTGTGATACCTAACTGAGTAGCATCTTCAGGTGTTAATTCCTTTCGTGCTAGCTCAAGCCCATCAGGTTTAGCAAGACCACCAGCAGTTGCAATCTGATTTACAATTCCCGGAATTACAACATATAAAGTAGATGGGTTGCGTATCCATGTAGTAACAGTTTCTGTAGTTTCATTTACAGTATCATCTGTACCTACAAGGACGTAGTCTCCTACCTCCCACTTTGAATTTATTTCAGGAAGAGGTCTTTCACCGTTATCATCAAATTTTAAGTTCTCGATATATGCTCGTTGTACACCTTTAACTTGTGCAAGGTTATACAAATTGAATATCATATTCTTGATGTTCTTGATGTTGTTAGTATACTTAGAGTCAACTGTACCTGGAGTACCATTTACAAAGTCTGCTACAGGTAATGGATATGTTTTTGCTTTGTATCGTTGAGGAGCACCAGTTTGATCTGTGATGAACTCCTTACCATTGATATCAGGCTGCTTATGAGGTAAGAACAACTGAACACGATTACCAGAAACACCAAATGTAGCCTCATTGTACGGTTGAATATCTTCTTCAGAACCCTTAGTTACAAGTTTAGGATCTGCATCCCATACCATCAAAGAATCCATAGAATCGCACCAAGTATCAGCTACTACAGGAGTACCATCAGCATTTACCTTAGTACTATACCCTGCATATGTATATAGCTTCTTTGGATCAAGCCCCTTCTTACTAATAAACTCACTTGAAGCACTACTATCTCCATTTCCTATAGTACCTACTCTACTTGCAGGTAACATGATACATTTTGCAGGATAGTTATTAGTCAGACCCTTTACTGCACCATTGATGTATGTAAATTCTGCTAACTTGATATGTGCTGTTACTTGCGATACATCAGACGGAGAATCAATTGGAAGTATAAATTCTTCTACAGGTAGTATAACAACTTGAATACCTTCATATAAAGAACTTATGCTATCTTCAGGATTATCTACATTGATCTCTGCAACAGACTCAGGCAACAATGCACCAGCCAGTGTAGTTTCTGTGCTATACATTGCTTTCAGTCCAATTGCAAGTGAACCACTGAAATTCTCACCATTCTTAGTAGCTAAAGCATATGCCTCAGTCATATCAACTTCAATCGGTGTTAGAAGCTCTACAAAGTGACCATTGATAACACCTCTACCTGGCATTATTGTTATCACAGATGTTGAACCTGATATATCATCTTGGTCTTCAAAGAATGAGCCTGTAGAACCTTGACACTTAACTTCAAAATCAGAAGCACCATGCACAAAAGATGGACCTACCATATACTGAATAGATTCATCTGTACTTACACTATCTATACAACGAAGGTTGAATTCAGTTACTAACTGACCGCCCTTCTTAGTATTAGCTATAGGGAATATATTTGTTGCACTTACTGGAAATCTAACAAAATTCATAGAATTTTACCTCCGCCCTATTGATATGTTTATAAATATAGAAGGTTATACCTTAATCTCCCAATTACCTGTTGCCATGTTTGATAGTATGTTAGACATAGCACCAGATTCTGTATTTAAGCTACCTTGTTGTACAAGTACATTGACAAGTTTCAATATTTGAGCTAATAATGTGTTTGTCTGCACTGTTGGATCAAGTAAATCTGTAGTGTTCTGTGTAAGTGCTTGTGCTAATGCATATATTGCTGTTTCAGATTTACTCTTTTCTTTCTTCTGAACTTTTGTTACATCTTCATGACTGTAAGAATCTGAATAAACTAGATGGTTTATGAAGTAATCCACAACTGACTGGAAGAATTCAGTCTGTTTGTCGAATATATCTTGAAGGATTGTATTATTTACAGTTAACAGATCCACTGTATCAGTCCAGAATTTCTCTTCTCTAAGTTTACGTTCTTTTTCAGCTGTTTGTGCTGCTTGTGTAGTAGCTGCATCGAATTGAGATCTAACAGCTTCCTCTGTTAAACCTGCATCTTGTAATGCTGCTGAGAAATCAGATATATGATTTGCAGAAGAAGATGACTTCACCCAATCATCATAATCAGCCGATTCACCATTAGCTGTAGCTTGTGCTACATAATCATCCATAGACTGCAGCATAGCAGTTAATTGAGCTGTTGCTTTCTGCTGTGCTTGTGCTGTTGAAGATGCTTGAGTAGCTTGTTCCGATATTTTAGCTAATCCACTAGGTGTATATGTGTATGAATTAGCAGCTGTAGATAATGCGTTAGCTGTGCTCTTACCAATGGTTCCCCAACTATATGCAGACTTACCACTAAACATTGAAGATAAAGCTCTACCAGCTTTACCTGCACCTGAAGATACTAGTGCATATAAAGCATTCAGACCTTGTCCACCGTAAGTAGCATCAAATGAACTATTCCATCCTGTATATAGAAGATCGCTTACAAGTTTACGACCTGTAGATGCAATGTTGTATTCTGATACACCACCCATCAGGTCTACTAGATTTTCAGTCAGATTAAGATCTGCATTTCTTGTAGTTAAATTATAAAGTGCTCGAGCGTTACCGCCACCAAGCTTACCTAATTCGAGCATCTGTGTAACATCAACATCTTGTGCTCTTGCTTCAGATATACTTCCTATTACATTTGCAACCTTACTCAGAACTTTGAATGGGTTCAAGAATCCAAGTATGTTATCAATGGTCTTTCGTATACCTTCTAGAAATTCAAGTGCTGCACCCTCAATCTCTACACCATATGTAGATTCCATGAGCTCCTTTGCTATTTGTTCATCCCACATGTGTTTCTGAATTTCTCTAGCAGCAGCATTGTCCATTACATATGCAAGTCCTTCCTCCCACATGTATTCATTGATTTGCTGCATTCTAAGTTGTTCAGCACTTGTGGTAGTTTCACCAGATGCAAGTAACTCTAAGTTTTCATTCAATGCACCATTAGATGTATTCATAGATGAAATAGCCTGTGCAAGATAGTTGAAATCTACACGAGCAAACGCATCCATAGATACACCAAATACACTAGATAAGCCCTCAGCTACTTCCATGTAAGCATCTTCTGACATCTTTTGCATGCTGCCAAGATTCTCAAATAGTGAAGTGAACACCTTCTGTGGATTTTCTGCTAGTTTTTTCAAAAATTCTGTATTAGACGCATTGATACCTGCAAGTGAACGTAGTGCTACAATCTCAGAACTATTACCACCAGTTGCTGCTTTATATATAGCATCTGTCATAGAAGTTGCAAGGTCAGGAGCAACTGCACCTACTATAGACGCTACAGCAGTCATAACACCAGATATTTCAGAAGCGTTGTTTGTTTTACTTGCTTGAGCTATCTGAACAGATTGTTGAAATAATTCGTTCGCATTTTGCAGACCGGTTGTAAACCCACCTGATATTTCTCTACTTGCATATAGTAAGTTACTAGCGAAAGATTCAAGTTGATTGTTAGCATACTCGATAGCATCTGCTTGAGAGGAACCTTTTTGAATTGCATTAGCAGCGATTGAGCTATATGTGCTTGCATACTCAAAGAAATCTTGAGTAGGGATAGCTGCATTCAGTTTAGTAGCAAGATATGCAAACTCTTCTGCAACTTGACCGCTTAAACCAGATTCAAGAACCTTTGCTAAATTGTTAGTAACAGTATCAGTACTAACAACTCTTTCAAGACCTTCACTACGTAAGCGATTTGCGAAGTCACCCATCAACTCATATAACTCATCTTTGTTATATCCTTGAGTACCATTGATGATTCTTACATTCTGGTCCCATGCATCATATAGATTCTGTGCAGCTTCTTCTAAAATCTCAAAAGGCTTTCTGACCATTGTTTCAAAGTCAGCCTTCATTCTAGCTTCTGCTGCTTCTAAACTAGCTTCTCTACTAGATTCATAACGATCAGCTGCTTTCTCTAACGAACTTAGCAGCTTTTTAGTATTTTCTACTGCAGGTTCAAGTGCACGTAATGCAAGTGTAACAGCAGCTATAGCAATTAAAATTTCAGGGAAAGCTTCTACAACAACCGAAGCTAGACCTGATAATGCTGCTCCTGCTTCTACTAGACCGGCTCCAGCTCCTGCTTCTACTAGACCGGCTCCAGCTTCTGCTGTCCCTGTTGCCCCTGCAGATGTACTACTACCTGTTATCAAGTCAAATATGTTAGATAATACATCACCAAATTGATCTGTATCTGAAGCAGTGATCAACTGATCAGCTTTCAATATAACAGTATGAACATTCATACTAAATGCAGATGAATTAGCTGTTTTGAATGCAGCAGAACCTCCGGCAGATGTTTTACTACCGCCACCACCTAAAATACTTCGGAATGCAGATGCACTTGTACTAGAAGCACTAAAAGCTTTACCAGTAGCTTGAGTATAGCTTGCATTACGCCCATTAACATATGCATCGTGCATACGGTTGTATAGACCACCACCGTATGAACGAATACTGCCCATTACATTTTTGAATATGTCTGTGTTTTTTATAGCCCCAGCAAGCTTACTGCCTAATGCTTTACCTAATGCATTTGGTACATCTTCAATGTTTACTCCTATGTCACGTGCTAACTTATCACGTATACCACGAAGTTTATCTTTGAATTCTCTACCTACTAACTCATCTAGTAGTACAGATTCTAGACCGTCAGTGAATTTAGAAAACGAACTACCGCCACCACGACTACTGTATCCAGCACGACTTTGGAAATATGTGTTACTGTTTCGGTATCCAGGCATCATGTTTTGTGCATTAGATGCTGACATCCCACCACCGGATTGAAGTATCTGTTTAGTGGTTTGGTCTATAGATTTCAACAATGCTATAGTATCATTCCTACTTGCAGTAGTACTATTGAAGTAATTATTCAAAGACGATAGTATATCAGCACCACCTGTAGAAGTGTTAGTATTTTCATTGTTAGTATCTGGCATATTGTACACACCTCCTGATTGAGTATTAAAAATAGGGACAGGATTGTATAATCCCATCCCTGTTGGTTACCGCTTTCTACTTGAACTCTTCAAAGCACGTTCACGCTCTTTAAGTTCTTTAGTGAATGAATCTACATATTTCTTACGTATGAATATTGGTTGATCCATTATCCATTCTGCAGATACAGCACCCTCAGATGCTCTAGCGATAAATAATGTTTCATCAATGATGTTTTCATACATCTGCTGACGTATCTCCTGAAACGTCTTTAGTTGCCCCTGCACTTCTATCGAGCTTCCACTGTTTGAGATTTCCCACGGTCGGACGAAAGAAACGGTCGTCCGGCAACGCGATAAATGCAGCATCTTCGCTGCCACACGCCGGACACTGAGCTACACCACCAGCACGCAGACCAAAGTCTGTAAGCTCTGTTACCTTATTCTTCAGAATGATATAATCTGCAGCGGAAAGCTGTTGCTGAAGCATCATCTTAATATCAATAGGTGTAAGATTAGACTTACCTTTGATTGAAGAAATCATGTAACAAATTCTTGCAAGTTCTCTGTTTGTCTGCCCTGTAGGTGACTGAAATGCCTTGTCTTTATATGCATTCAAGATAGAACGAATTGAAGGCAACTTGATTATGATGTCTCCTTTGAAATCAATGAATTCATCTCTTGTAATCTTGATTTCGTTCACGAAGTCATCAGGGATAGGATTACAAGCGATTGTATTCAGATTAACTTGATATTCTCCATATGAAGTTTTACCACAATGCTTACAGAAGATAGCATTTGTAGTATAATATGGACCGAAGTTAAGGATACGCAAACATCTGCAGATCCACTGATAATCAATCTCCAGCAGTTCATTGAAATCAACTTCCTCTTCGATAGACGCAGGTAAGATAGTTTCTATCATTGTTCTGTCGAAGTCCTCACTACCTACCATATCTAGCTCAGACGCAGTAGGAACATTCTTAAGTGTTAACACTGGCGGAATGTTTGAGTATAGTCTTTTGCCTAACAGTTCAATCTTTTCTGAAATCATTAAAATTACACTCCTTAAAAAGTTTTTAGGTGAGTTTATCTACATCTTTATATAAGGTTCTTTATACTTTAGCATTACTCTGGATATAGTGTAGTTATAAGGTATCCAGTTTCACTATACACATTTACATTTACATTATAATAGTTTGCAATGTTATCTTGTATATATTCCAATGCTTCTGAATCATTACAAAAATGACCAGCTCCGTCTTTAGATACACCTAAATCGTCCCATATATTATTTGGGACAATGGAATCATAACGACTCGGGTATATGAACCAGTAATCGGTTCCTTTTGTTCTTGAATCATCACCTCTAGATAAAGTTACTGACACTGTATCAATAGTAGCACATAATATTAGTTTCTTTATAGTAGTTACTCCTTACATAACATAAAAGCTCCAACTGTGTATTTCAGAGATTACACAATTGAAGCCTTAGTGTTAAGTTATCGAATTATAAAATCACTGATTAGATGTAATCACGCCATATCTGAAAATTACATATCTTCATCAAAGCTGAATTCAGTATCAGCTACATCATAGAAGATTGGACGAAGCTGAGCCTCTTCATCTGCACTGATTGTAAGACCCTCATACTGTTTACACTCTTTAATAAATGCACGTAATGCATTATCTGCAGCAGATTCAGCTGTGAGTCTATGATTTACATCACCGTCAATCTCACTTAAGATATAGTTGTACGCTGCATCCTGGATATCATACTCGCTGTATCCGGGTACAATTTCATCGACTGTGGATGCTTTGATAGATTTGCGTTTACTGCCCTTGATATTGCTGCTTGCAACAATGCCTTTTCCAGGAACCGCTTTGAAATACTTCATAATGATACCTCCAATATTGTTATTGATATATTATATAACGATTAGTTATCGTAAGTCCTCAGGCTTGAGATAGATAGCTCTTGAATTGAAGCCTTAGTGTTAAGTTATCGAATTATAAAATCACTGATTAGATGTAAT